CCTTTTTAGCTACTGTCAATTATTAGTCAATATTATCGCTTTTGATCTTTTTCCCATTGATCATCTTCGCCGTCATCATCCTTGTCTTTGAAGGTCCAGGGCATGCGGCTGCCCGGACGCTTGGAAAGAAGCCAGTCTGTTTCTGGTGATTCCTCACGGGCAATCTGTCTTGGCTTTCTTTTCTTACCGGCCATGACTACCCGTTAAAGAACCCTGGGAACTTATATTTAGTTGGCTGCTTAAAATCAAAGGTCGGCTTGTTCAAGCTACTGGCGTAATCAGCAAGCATCATGTTGGTCGCGTTCGACCCAGCCGAATCCCCTGCCCCTGCAAATCCCTCAAGCAATCCTGCTATCCCACCCATAATATCAAACCCTGGGCTAGCCGAACTCCCAGCCATTGCTCCTTCACCCATACCCTTCCCCATCAATGCACCCCGACTTGGGCTAGTCGAAGACATCAAGTCCTCACCGAAAGGAGACTTGCCCTCATTGCTTCCGTTCGGGGTATTCCTCTTGTACCAATCAAGTACGTCTCCAGTCGTATCTCGACTGCTCGGTATCCTTGCGGCAGCTACCGATGTGTTCGGATCCATAGGCTTATCCATTTGGGCCGACCCTTTTTTAAAGGAGAACCCAGGTTGCGCATCTACTGGCTGACTGGTGGCCTGATTAGCTGCGGGCATTGAAGATTTAATCTCTGGAAGCAGGCGATCCACACTCTTCATTGCGCCCATGATAGAGTTTGAATATTCACGGGGATTGGTTGTGGCGTAGCCAGAAGTAGCTAAGGCATTGGCAAACCCCATAGGGTCTGATTGCCCACGAACATTCTTGTACCTGTCAGTGGATAAGAACTTGCTGTACTCATCTGCGTATTGATTGAAGTCATTAAACTTTTTGAAGTTAGCCTCAGTGTTGATCACCTTGCCGTTGACGGTCTCTTTGGTCGGCATCCGCACGGACGGCCCACCCTTCCACTCCTTGATACCCCCGAAATTATTTGCCGCCTTTGCGAGCTTGCTTGTTCCCCATCCAGATTCCATAGCCCACTGCGCCATGACTGCGTTACTCGGCACCTTTAATCTTGCGGCTACGCGTTCGGCAGGGATGACCGCTGCCCTGATAAAGTCGATCTGTTCTTGTCTTGTAGCCATATGTTTATATTCTAATTACTTACGATTTGTGGTCAATAATCCTACAGCTTTACGCCTTGTTTGATTAGCTCGGGAATCAGCTGTCTCTTTGCGGCTTCTGTAGCCTGCTGCCCAAGCTTGCTTAGGTAGGCATCCAACTGCTCGTTGCTCATTCGTTTCGCCATTGCAAAGAAGTTTGGTCCACGGACAGTCTGGGCAATTACTTTTCCGCGTAGTTCTCTAAACCTATAGAACTGCTCGTCGGTGAGAGGCTGATTGCGAATCTCCTGCCCTCTTTTAGCGTCCGGGATAAATGCGTTCTTAGACATCAAAAGTTTAAACAATGGATCGGCTTCCGAAGTATTGATAAACCTCTGCAAGAACAGCATCCGTTCCGCACCGGCTGGCGCATTAACCACTTCACCCAGCACGTTGAGCTGAGGCTTTCCGGTCATGCTCTTTAAGATAGGTACTTTATTAAAGAGCCACTTACCCACAAAACTTGTCTGCTGTTGCGGGATAGGCTCGAAGATCTGATCCGCTTGCTTGATAACATTAGGTACTACGTTGCCCACCGCGCCCGAGAAGAAGTTCTGTAGTGCCGATACGTCTTGGCCTTCAGATGTTCCGTCGAGCATCTTAAACAAGTTCGACAATCCTTGAAGGAATGACTGGTTGAACGGCACCTGGGCAACGGCAAGGGCTGCGGAAGTCAGTTTCTCGACGGAATCTTTATCGCGACCTCTTGGGTAGTTAGATTGATCGAACCACGTTCCGACAATCGACAAAGGAATGGCTAAGGGCGTGGAAAGGTAACTTAGCTTGACGCTGTTACCACCAAACGAGAATGAGTAAGGTACGTAGCCTGCCTCCCGTGCCTGCTTCCTGGCTGCAGGATCCGAAGGTCCGCCACCGGTGATAGTAAAGCCGTCGTCTTGGCCGTCATCGTCATCGTCCTTCAACATTGCTGACAACCCGGCCAGTATCGCCATGGCGCTTGTCCCAAGAACAGCCTGAACAGCGTACAGACTTCCCTGCTCAATCTTTTTGATTTGCTCCATTTGCTCAACAGTTTTAGCCAACCCACTGGTCTTTGTGGTGCCAGCCTCCTTCCAAGCTTTAAAGGCTCGGTACGCACCGATTGGGGTGTAATTGATACTCTCGTTGGTCACGTTCGATACGATCTTGGTGAAAGGAACAAACAGCGGGACAAGAATTGGGTGTTCCCTGGACAAGGCGCCAATGCCTTCGGCGATATGACCCAACAACCCATAAGGTTTATTGTTATAGGTCGAGTAAAGCGAAAGGTCTTCAGCCCGGCGCATGATCGAAGCTCTTTCCGGATCAGCCTGGATCGCTAAGTCGCGGAGTTCGTACACTCGCTTAGTAAAGTCCGAGGTGCCGACCTTTAGATTTTCACCAATAGCTTGTTTTGTTGCTTGCTCTACGAACGCATCCGTTTGGTTGAGTAGTCTCGCGGCTTCTTCCTCAATCGAAAGATCGCTTATCCCACCTTCCACATTCTCGATTGCTTGGATCTGCGCTTGGATAGCCGCAAATCCTTCCATCGCAGAACGACCGAACAATGCATCCGAAGCCGACATAATCCTGAAGATATATTTTCCCTTGGATAGTATCTTCTTCATCAAGGTGTCAGTCCCCATAGACTCAAGGGCGTTGATGCTGGCCTCGTCTACGTACTTACCGTTTGTCCTTGGGTTAATGTCCCCGTGAAGAAGGATTCCTTTAGCCTCAGCCAAAGCAATGGTGTTCAGGGACGCTAAGAATGTTTTGTAACCAAGCGTCATGTATTTAATCGCCAGCGCCGGGTTTCTCCGGGCTGTAGCTGCCGCCACCGAATAGGTTGCGATATCGGCAACAGCTTTAATAGCTGTCGAAATAAAGTTCATCCAGAATGTCGCTGGACCGGATAGCATAGACATGTACCAATATGCGGAAACCTGAGGCAGCGCATCGGACTTGGTGGCGTTGTGTAAAATCTTAAGAGCTTCATTAAACTTTCTATCCCGCTGGAACCCGTAAGGCGTTCTCGAAGCATCGACCATCATCCTTCGAAGAGTCTCAGCCGTGTTTACATCGAACGAAGGGAACTTGCCCAGACTCTCAATGGTTGAAAGAACAACGTCATCATTGATTGCGCCCAGCGCAGCCAGCTCAAGGATCTTTCTGGCGTCGCCTGAGATAGCGTCCTCGATGGTGTTACCCGACTTGGAGATCGGGGGTTTCACCACCTCATGCATTTCCCCGATCAATTGTTCGATTCGCTCCGCTCGCATTTCGGCATTATTCATGCCTTTGCGGTTCACAATATTCCTACGTAGTGTACGGCCACGTAGACTCAAAGCTTTGCCAAGCTGGGTCTGCATGTTCTTTTGAACCATGTCGGCCAACTCAAACAGCAGAGGCTTGTTCTCATACTCGGGCAAAAGCTTAGCCAGCACGCTCACAAGCTCTTCCCCGCTAAACTCGGCGTAATGATTTCTGATGATAGTAGCTAGATCATCCTGGTTAACTTGTTTTAAAGCCTGCCCATACAGATCATTGATCTGCTTAATCAAAGCCTGGACGCCTGCGTCGTTCAGAGTAAGCCCCAAAGCTTCACCTTGAGCCTGCCTAACCTCTTCCCCGAGCGACCCCAGCTGCTCGCCCACCTTGTTCTTCAAGGCGCCTCTTGTCTCTGCAAGTCGAGACACGTACTCACTAACCATCCCGGCTGGAGATTGCATTAGGAACTGCTTTAAGAGTCTGTAAGCAATAGAGATGGTCTGCCCCATTCCGCGCCCAAGCTTGCTCACATGCTTCAGCAGAGTTGAGGCTTTGTGAAACTGTTGTGTCTCGCCAAACCGACCGATCGCATAACTAGCTAAAGTAAAGATCTGAGTGTTATCCAGGTTAAAGGTCTGGTCACCAATTTCAACGGTGGCTGTTGTATCCGGAAGCGGGTTATAGCTAAGCCACACAGCAACTTGATCGGCACTCAACTCACGAAGAATACTTTCGACAGCATCAATTGCCCCGATGTTCTTTAGATACGCAACTTCTTCTGGTGAGGTCTTCTCAGTATAGGTAGGCACTCCATCCTCGTTCTGAAACAACCTTGCGCCATTAGCCGCCGCAGATTCCTGCCTTTGAGCGCCGATAGGCTTGGCTCGGTTCAACGCGTCACCCATCGGAAGCAATCCTTCTGTCTCAATGGTCGGCTCGTTATAGGTTGGCGGCGCTACATAGTCAGAATAGAACCGGTCGTAAATGGCGCTGAGTTTATTATAAGTTGTATAAAGCTCCCTTGCTCTAGGATCAGAGGAGGCTTTGAGTGTGCTAAAAAGATTAAATACGGAATCAAGAACCGTGCGTAGCCAGCCCAGGAACGACTTCCGTTGCGATCTAGCGAACTCGTCCATTGCCTTAACTTGCTGACGGGATTGACCTTGGATCAAGCTAGATACCCGATCCTGGACCTGAAGACTTCTCTGAAGCTCTAAGCCTTCAGTAAATACTTTAGCCCCCCTGCTTTTGTCTAACTCTAGGAGCAGTCGCAAAAACTCGGCAACTAAAACTTCATCGCTTTGCTTCGTCTCGGGGTAGAGTTCGCCAAGAGCTTCCGTAACAGAAACAGCCCTTTGCCCAGAGAGCTTAACCTTGAGTCCGTTATCTTCGGATCGCAGGAAGTTTGACACATCCCGGACACGGCCATTGTAATAGGACTCCCATGATACACCGCCGTTAGGGAAGCGAGCCCTGTATTCTCGTCGGAGCTGTTCAAAATAAGAAAGATGTGCAACCTCATGGGCAATTAATTGATCCATTAACTGCTCAGTCAACTTGTCGTACGTGTTTCTAGCCTTGGGGTCGAGGAAGTTAATATCTTTCTGTTGGAAAAGTTTCTCTGCTAACAGTTCTGGATTGACGAAAATGGTCGAGTTAACGGGGTCCATCGCATTGTCGGAACCGCGAACTGTAAACACGGGGTAATTCTCTACGGTGTTGGACTGGAACCTAACGTTCTTAAGCCCCTTGCGACGCGCAGAGGAACGCAAATACTCCATCGCCTGCTCTTGTCGAGGGTCTTGGATGTTAAGTAGGTTTGAATCAAAACTTACGCCTGCGTCTGCAAAGCCTTGTTCAGTCGCATACTTGGAAGCTCCGGATACCTCAGCTTGAATCTTCCTTACTCGGGACAGGTTGGCCTGCCTGCGGTACGGATCGTTGATCAAACGCATCTGGTTAAGCGTTGCCGCTGAATCAAAAGAACCCCTGTTCTCAAAGGCGGGCAAGAGAGCGTTGAACAAGATATCCCGCATACGCGCCCGATCGTTTTCTGGGCTGATGAGTTCTTCCGGTGCCAGGGTTCCGTCAAACTTGCCGACTGGGTCAACAAGCTGTTCCATCAACTGCTCTAAAGTAGTTCCAGTAAATTGGTACTGTTGTCTTAGCCGATTGATTAAAAGCTCCGAGGTATCTTTCAACGAGGCCAGCGGACTATTACCAAGGATATTCAGCAATGCTTTTGGCAAGGAACCGACCCTCTTTGGGTTGGCGGCCAAGTTCATTGCTCTTATTTCTGGAGTTGATTTATTGCCGATAGGTATTCCGGCTTGTCTTATATCCTTCCGTAGCTGAGACGACCGGCTTTGCTCTTCGACGACTTCTTGTTCGTACTGACGAAGCGTTTCACGGACTTTTTCAGCATCCGAGAATTCCTGCATATCGTTACGTACAAGTTCTTGAAGAATGCCTTCGTATTGTTCTCTGGCAATTTGACTAAGAACAGCCGGCTCAATGAAAGAGGACGGAATGCCAGGCAGTGCCCCGAATATCGAGTTAAGGAGCTTACCACTGAGAAAACCCTTACCCTTTCTAGCATCTCCAATCTGCGATTCCTCTTTAAGTTTGACGGTGGGAAACAAAATATCCAACTGGGCGTTGCTTTTGCCAAACACCAACCCCTGCTGGGCTTTTTCATCGCCTTGATACACAGTAGGGACATAGCCCGCAGTAAATCCAAACCCCTCGCGCATAACAATGTCATGAACCGCCCGCCTGATGAAAGGAAGTCCTTCCCTATACTCAGCCATCTGATTAATAAACGCTTCGTACTTTTTCCTGCGTTTGTCTTTGGTTGGTAGTGTTTCATATTTGTCTAGCTCCGTGTCGTATGAGTCACCGACTAAATCTCTCTGGGCGTCATAGTCGTTGCCGCTTTGGTCCGGCAAGAAGGCAACGTCGATAGCCTTTGATTCTGTTTCATTCGATTCGACTTTTTCCGTTGTCCCTTCCAATGAGACGAAGGAAACCTCGTTTATTTTCATGTTAGCGGCAATACCCACCACCCGCTTTGCCAAGCCGTCAACGCCACCATAGCCCTCAACTGACAAGGCAGTCACAAAACCGTAAAGCGTATTTGTAGGTCGAGACTCGTTTAGATACTCGTCTCCAAACTGTTCCCGCATAGCTTCGTACTCAAAGAGGATCTTGTTAAGTACAGCGTTTAGTTTCGCGCCGTCGGCAGTTCTGCTTTCTACTAAGGTTTCGATAAACACTCTGCGCATCAACTCACTATCCTTAAAGTTTTCGGTCCGATTGATGTTTAGACTATCAACCAGGTTGTTTGCCTCTTGCTCAGGGATACCGCTTTTCTTTACGCGACTTAGGAAGTGCTCTCTTGGCCTCCCCGACGTGTTCGGGAATTTCCTCGAAACACCTGCGTTCCAGCCCTTGGTCGTATCGTTGGCGTCTACCGGGCTATACACCACACCACTATTAAATACGTTAACCGCATCTTCAATGAGCCTCGGCAATAGCCGAAGTTCATCAGCGTCGAAAGCTCCCTCGTTAATTGCCCGTTGAAAGCGAGACTCAACATTTTCAAGGAATAGATAGTTCTGCTTCTCCCTTGTCTTTAGACTCATTATGTTCGCGAGCCCCTTCTCCAATGTTTCACGCGTCTTGCCGAATCCGTCTAGGTAGGACTGGGCGACGGTTTGAAGCAAAAGAACTCGGTTCTTAATTTCGTCGTCCGAGAAAGTAGTGTCGTCTAATGAAAGAGCATCGACCCCTGCCTTTCTTTTTTCCCGCAACCATTCGTTAATGTTGTTACCAAGATCTATGGCTTGTTCGCGCGACAAGGCTGCAACCTCTCCCGTAGTCATCCTTCTTGCCCCATAAGGCAGCTGACCAACCCACTCCCCTTTAGCTGTATCGTAAACTCCAGTTAGGTAAATACCGTCGTCGGTAGCATCGAAAGAAACGACATTTTGAAGCGCCTGGAGCTGTTGGTTAAACTCCATGACATTTCTTGAAACAAGAACGGGGCCGCTAGATCCCTTGACCGCATTTAGTATATTTTGATATGCGCTTGTCAGCTCCTGAATCGTAATACCCTTTGGTAGAAAGATGTATTGGCCTAGCTTCTCTTGCTCTGCAGCTGCAGCAGTAGCGGCTTGAAGACGCTCTTCTTCAAGATTTACTTCGGCCGCTGGCCGTTGTGGGAGCGGAGCTTTATCTCCCATATACTCCCCCGTACGAGGATCTGTAATACCCGTAACGATTGCGTAACCATCCTTGGTCGTGACCGGCATCTCTTTGCCTGTCTTTCTAGCAATATAGGAAATTCTTGGGAGAACAACCATCCGAACGTACTTGCCTTCGGGGTCTGCTTTGCGGATCAGCTCAGCTTTTTCTGGCGAGATCAACATGTTCAGTCTGGCCGATTTAACCTCTTTAGCGCCCTCGGTTGGTTCGAGCAGTTTATTGTACTCAGCCCCACCCATTCCACGACCGACTTCGCCAGCGCCCTTTTGTGTTTCGAGCTCGGGGATAGACTCATCAGCGAGACCTTCTTCAAACCTTCGCTCTCCTTCACTCAACTGCTTGTTAACGGAAGGAATAGCCTCACCGGCCGCATTAAAGGCCGGAACCGTATCCCCAACCGAGCCAACCCCACCACCTACGATATCGTCGGGGGATTGGGCAAAGGTTTTCTTTAAGCCAAAGTTGTTTTCTTCCTTACTGCCCAACTCAATCTCTTTGTTAAACTCATTTTCTTGAAGCGCAAAAAACGGCTGAAGGAGTCTGTAAAATACGTTTGTAAAGTCTTTTGATAATCCAGCCACAGGAGCTTCGGATGTTACAATGCCCAAGGCCGTTTTCATTTCAGTGACCATTATGCTGTCCCCGTATCTGACAACCCCGGTGAAGATGCCGGGGTACGCGCGAACAAATTGAATCGTATCTTGATCAGCAATAACTACAGGTTCTCCGCGGCCTAGTTTTTCAGCCACATCCAAGGCAAACCGGCCCCTCCAATCGGTAGTCGGGATTTCACCAAGCAATCCTTTAGATTGTGCCCAACTCAGATCCCGCAACTCTTCCGCGGTCAGACTTTTCTGAGCTGACATTTCACGGGTATCAAAAGCTTTAAGCAAAGTTGTCGGATGGAGAACGTCGGTATCAGGAACAATGTTCACACCGCCCGCGTTCGGTATAAACCGGTTCCTAAACGAGAAAGGCAATACTCGTAACACTTGCCCCTTGTTGTCGTACAAATAAAGGGAGTTGGGTTTAAACTGTTTTTCTAGGCTGTTTTCTTCCGTAAGCCCTGTGGTATCCGCGGGGGTAAACTTGGCTGCAACGGGGCTGACTGAGCCCGTAAGCTCACCCTTAGCAAAGGTTTGAACTTGGTCGGGAGTAAAAGAAACGGAGCCAAAACCCGGCAAGAAAAGGTTGAGGTTGGCCAAGGACCCAGCACGAGGGTCTCTTGCAATCGCTTTGGCAAGCATCTTCATGTAGGTGCCTGGCTGATTTAGCGCATATGTATTTTCATCTCGGACGGCCAAATACATCTCCGAGGCAATCTTCTCGTTTTCTGCGTACTCTTTAACAATATTAAGTGCTTCCTTAAGAAGTTTTTGACTGGCCGGTGTAGGTTTAGTTCCGGGTTTGACCGAATTTACCGTGTTCACCGCATCTTTAAGCGTTGTCACTTGCTGGGGCGTCAAGTTCTTCAACGCGGGCATCGACTTTGTACGCATGCGCTCTGGATTATTATCGAACAGGACCGACTCAATATGCTTGGCCAGATCTTCAGGGGGTAGTGAGGTTTGCGGCCCGCCCTTAAATACTTGGCTCATGTAGCTGGATTCGGCCTGATCTTTTTTGGCCTCAATCATTTCGGCGGTAGGTGCAGCACCATACCACTTTCCGGTATTCTTATTTGAAGTCTTGGGGTCGTTAATCTTACGAGAACCACTGTTTTCAGTCGTAGAAGGCCCCGAGATTGCGGGGTCAGTATCATAATCTTCACGCACTCCGTAGACCGACAACGACCCATCTACGGGGTTCACCAGAGAATTAAACACGGCGTTTAACTCGCGAACAGACGCCTTCACCCACTCAGGAGAATTCCGTATAACTACGGCTCCGCCATTCCTGATAAGAGCCTCTGTAATTTTTGCGATACCTGAGTCCAACCAATTAAGGCGCTCGGCCCGTATCTGGTTATCTAGATAGCCGACTGCCAGAGTAAGTTCTCGAATGCGGTCAGATACCCTCTTTCTTTCATCAGTATTAATTGAACCTTTTTTCTTCGGAGCATTACGACCACCATCCTTGGATAGCGAACCAAACTCTTCAGCCTCTCTGGCTTGCAGTTGCTTTAACTCGTTATCGAGCCTGGCTCTATTGTTCTCTAGCTCGGATGTGTTTGGCTCGGGTTCAACGGTCACTACCACTTGACCAGGAAGGTTTGCTTGTGCCCCAATCGGCCTCGCCGTTTCTTGTGGAGAAGCGAGCAAAGCGTCCGCATCAATCTCAGTTACCTGCCCACTAGCTTTAGCCTGAGTAACTACCTCTGTCTCACGCTCGTAGATTTTAGAAATTGTTCTTCTGTAGTCCGAATCAACCGGGACCACAAAATCGAGATCAACAAGATATTGCGTCCCGATTCCGATCTTAGTTTGAATTGTTTCTGTGTTGGTCTTGGCCAGCTCGGCCGCTGTTTGGACATCAACTTCTTTACCGATTTCGGATATGTTTTTGACCCGAACAAGAAAGGTACCCTTTTTGGAATTTGCAAACGCCGTAAACGGATACGATGAAAGTTGGGTAATTCCCCCTGGAGCAACAGCTGGATTGTACATCGTACCCTGTTTGGGTGTACCCACTATTTTCCGGCGGCGCTCAACTCTTTCGGAGGTAGCTGCAGATAATAGTTCACGTGCTTGACGCTCACTTAAGATAATACCTCTAAGCGAAGGCCCCCTGCCCTTATTAGAAATACGATCCCCTACAGATAAATCTTTATCTATATCGTTTGGGTCGAGGGCTTGCGCCTCACCCAACGCGCGATCCACATTAGGAATAGAGGGGCTTCTTGTGGACTTTTTGCCTCGGTTTATGTAAACCCGACTCTTTGGTGCAGTGGTGCCTTGGAATATATTAGCAGCTGTACTGCTTAGAAATCTTACATTGGCTGGGGCATTAAGCCCACCAAACATTGCACGCTCCTGGCTTTTTGAAAATGTATGCGGGTACGCCCCAAACATGAGCCAAAAGTCTTTTCCGGGGTTTTGTTTCGCAAACTCAAAAAACTTTTGCATTTCAAGTTTTGCAGATCTCGGGTTAAAGGACTCTGATGCACCCTGCCTGTTATTCTTTCCTTCGGGCCCCTTGTAGCCTGGGTCGAATATTGGAATAGCGTAGGTTCTGCCAACTGCTCCTGTCTTCCCCTTTTCAGCCCCTAACCGCTGAGCGATCGGGCCGTAGACTTTATCGTGTCTTCCAGCAACATCGGTGCCAAAGACAAGAACACGGTCGTTAGCTGTCGGCTCGGTAGCAGGATCAAACTCAGACAATAGTTCTTGAGCCTTTTCCTGGCTTTGCGTGTATTTCCCCGCGGGAATCATGTTTGCAACAATGCTCTCGGGCGAAGCAGCCCTAGCATAATCCATTCCCGCAGCCTTACGTCGGGCACTTGCTTCTGTGTTTAGATCCCGCAAGGCTGGTTCTTTCGGAATCGACCCAAGAACCTGCATAATTTCTCGGGCAATTTCCTGAGCTTCACGAATCTTTAACTCAGTATTTACGCCCGATGGTCGCGTGGTTCCAACAAAACTCCGGCCTGCCGTAGTTTGAGGTCCTATGATAGTGAACTTAGTTTTGTCTGGGTTCGCCTTAAGATATTCTAGTACCCTTGGAATAATAACATCAGCGCTACGACCTTCGATTATAGGTTTTTCACTATCGACGGCAACGTTTCTACCGACAGATTGACCCACATCGTTCTTAAGAGATTCGTCATTCGCGATATCAATAATGAAGTCCACATTGTCGATGTTGTTTTTGTCGGCTTCATCAGGGTTTTCGGTGGTGTCAAACTCCGCAAGAGAGTCCCGCTCGTCTTGAGAAGCATTCTTTGACACAACCTTCCACCCCCCACGCTTAACCCCCTGTGCTTCTGCTAAAGATTCAGCAACAGAAGCAAAAGGACCAAAGCCGCTTCCGTAGTATGTAAAGGCGCCATCGTTCTTGGGCTTCGGCATATTCTCTTCTGGAGATACAACCGCAGGAGCTCCAACTCCCTCCAACGTCTCGACATCAACCACTTCAGGCTCGTTTAGAACATCATCAACCGCAGGAGTATTAGACTGACCAGGAGCTGGCGCTGGCGCTGAAGCGTTAGCCAATTTTGTTACCGCAGCAGGCGCTACCCTCGGCGGACCAAACTGACCTTTTTGTTTGTCAGCCTGGATTGTGGGAGCACTGGTCTGACTGGGAAATAAAGCGTTGGTCTTAGACTTCTCTTGAGCTGCTTGTTCGGTCTGCGGGATAAGAGTACGGGCTCCGCCAAGGCCAAGCTCGACCATACCTGGAACCATTTCACCGATGAACTCTGCCCAGGCATCAGCCGGATTGGACTCTTCACCAATCGCAGCACTTCCCGCAACTTCACCGGCCGCACCCAACATACCTTGTAGCGCCGCATCGCCGACTCCTCGAGCCGCCAGACCTTTCAGTCCTTTAGCTGTTTTGAAAAGCATCGAAGAAGGAAGTGCAACAGAGGCCGCGTCAAACGCACCAACCGTAACGCCCCGGGTAAGAGCCCTATTTTTTATTTCTTGAAGTTTTGCTGGGTCGCGAAGAATAGCAGCCACCGCTTCGGTATCCTGGAGATCGCCAGCTTGCTCACGTAGGTCTTCTAAAATCTTTGATCCGCCTTCAACAAAAGCTGAACCCGCCCCAACACCAGCCATAGTCGAAAGAAGGACGGCTTCTTTTCCACCACCCGCAACCCTAGTCCCAATACTTCCAGCTGCGCCCATGGCGAGCCCAGGAATGCTTGATCCCAAACCTTGAGCTGTAATAAGAGCCGCTGCCTCTGGGTTACTGAAAATATTAAGAACAGGAGCTACCCAACCCTGACCCCCTGCTTTTTGGTACTTGAGCATGGAACGGGCGATAGGCCGGGCTTGAAGTTCTCGCTCTTGTTCCGCCAACTCAGCCGCAGCTTCTTCAGGAGTATCAAGACCGTTGACCGCGCGAAGCGCCTTGGCCGCTTGCATCGATGAAGACATACCATTAACGAACTCGTCCTTCATTCTTTGGAAAGTAGACCTCGGGTCAGGCTGAAGATTTAAAGCTGTCTTAGCTGCATCAACCTCTTGCCTGGCCTGCGCATACTGACGCATATTGAAATTACCTGGCTTGAAAGCCTCGTCATGCATGGCCTGCTCATACAAGTTAAGGATCTCTTCCTGTTGATCAGGATCGGCCCCCTTGAACTTTTCGTTCTGAAGGATATCGGAAATTTGCATTACTCTTAGAAATGTTTATTTCGAAGGTGTCTTCAAGGCATTTATGGCGTTTTTAAGCCTATCTAGCGTTGAGGGTTCGCCTGAGTTAGCAGCCGGTGAAGGCATGCCCGGCATCATTGCCCCATTCAAAAGACCAGATTTTCCAGCAGCATTGATAATCATTGCTTGGAACATTTCTTTTTGCTCCGGAGCCATCATAGGATCAGCTGCGATAATACGGCCCAGGTTACCCATAAGGCTTGAAGCATCCCTAACCGACATCCTGCCTGAACCATACTCCGCGTCCTCCAATCGACTCTTATCTGCCCCTTGAAGTTCCATCTTATATTGATCAACAATATTGGAATCAATCGCTTGAGATTTCGGATATTTGGCGCGATAGAATGCGATTCTATCTTTAATGTTTTCGATTTGCTGCTGGGGTATGGCCGAGGTTCCGCTTTGCACCAGGGTCGACCCAATCAAGGAAGCTAAAGCCATAGCGTCTTCGTTGCCTTCCCCAGTGAGTTTCTGAACTCGTTCGGCAAGATCTTTCTTAACGGTCTGGGAGGCGGCTATTACACCGCTGTTTGCTACCGACAACTGTGCTTTGTTTAATTGGTCTCGGAGCGCTGAAAACTGTTCGATCGAAGAACCCTCAAGAATCTCTGGCCTAAATGTGAAGTTTGCTAATTCCGCCTGGGCATTCATGTCGCCTTTGTAAGCGCGGGCATGGAGCTCGCCGATAGTCCTAACTTCGTTATTCAAAAGCGACTGCATGTCCATTGCGCGGTTGTATTTGATTCGCTCGAGATTGGGTTGTGACTTTTCGAGCACACTTTGCATCCGTTCTAAGACAGCCCAAGGTTCCGCATCCTGCAAAGCTTGACGAGCTACATTATCCCTCGTGGTCTGCTGCATTTGCGACTGAACCAACGGCATGGTCTCTTGCGGTCGGAAAAGCCCAGTATTGACGTTAGGAGAGCTAAAGTTTCCAGGACGGAACAAGCCCTCCGCGTTTACAGCATTAACATACTGCGCGGGCTGCATCTGCTGTTTGTTTGCTGCTCCTAAGGCCATAAATTATCTCCCGAATAAGGGTACGGTATTTCGCGAAGACCAAGGCGCAGAAGGAGCGTACGGGCTGAAGCTTCCAGCTCCGCCACCGCCAAGGCCCCCTGCCTTCGGAATAGGTGTTGTGCCGAACGAAGAAGATCCGCCCATGCCACCACCTCCACTGCCCCCACCAAAAATTCCACCCAAGCCACCGAAAAGATTTCCCATCCCGCCCAATCCACCGGAAGACCCAGCTGCCCCTCCTCCGATACCGCCCAAGGCCGACACACCGGAAAGCAAACCACTGGCCAAGCCACCAAAACCCTGACCACTGACCGCGCCTTCGATACCGCCACCCAAACCGGAACCAATCTTTGCCCCGGCCATCGTACCGATTCCAGGAGCGATGAAAGAACCGGCAATAGCTCCCAGTCCGCCGCCGATAAGACTGCCGAGCCCGCTACTACCCTGCTGTTGGAACTTCATCAGGTCGTAGTTGTACTTGTTCATGGCATTTGTATTCGCCGTGTTCGTATCCGCAATGGCCTGCTCGTTCTTGATGCCGGTGTTGTAGTACCGCTGTTGATTTTCAATGTCGTTATTGTAGACGCTTGTGTAGTTGGTCAGGTTCGTGTTGAACGCGACCTCTTGATTCCCAATAGCCGTATTAGCATCCTGCCGGGCTAGGACATCTGCGGGGCTGAACAAAAGATCCGTCGATTTGACGGGGGTCAAAGCGTTGGCAAGACCGAGTACGTTTTGATAGTTCTGGAGCCCTGCATTCTGCATATTCATCGTGGTGGTTCCAAAGTCACGAGCCGTAAGGTTTCTAGCTCTTTGACTGGAAGATCCCGCCCCTGAAGAAAAATCCCTAAAAGCTGCGCTCCCAAACAATTGATCTTCCACATCCTGAGGAATGTCGCCCCGCATCTGGGCTGAAGCTGTGTCAGCCGCAGTTTTAAGATTATCCATGACCCCAGGGGCAACGCCTTCAAGCGTGCGCTGGGCCGATTGATTTGCTGCGTCTGAGAAGCCTTCGAGGTCGCCAAGGACGCTCTGTTGCTGCATGAAATCTGGGTACGCATTGAGGTAAGAGCCAAGATCGTTTAGATCAAGGTTTAGTAGCTGACCAAGTTTCTCCAGATCAATCTGAGAAAACTTCGGAGCCTGAAGTTCTGGTGGTTTAGGAGGACTTTTCTTGCCGCCCATATTACAGCCCCATCCTGGCTAGCCGGTCGAAGAACGACGCCGGGTAGATCGACATGCGATCAAAATGTTTATGTCTGGAAAAGCCAATGTGTGTCGGACGCCCAAGAGTTTCAAATACAGGCTTGATCATGCGACCAAGCCCACCGTGTAGGAGACTTACTGTCCAATCTACCCACAGAAGCTTGCCCTTAGGATTGTGTTTCCAGCGATCCCGCGCCTGCTCGGGGTCATCAACCCGACGGTACAAACCAACCCCCTGCACTGCTTTGTGTTTATTCACGTCCCGATCCAGGACGATGGCCATATTCTGCATATGCCATTGGACGGTCTTTTCCGGCTCCGAGCAGTGAGGAAGCATCACTTTCACAAAATCGATGGTTTCCTGTATAAAGGGGGGATTGGCCGGGGTCATGTGTATTGTCATTATTCTGCCAGTAATAATCTACAGATCAACAACATTTTCAGGTGCAGGGGTTTCCTGCTCTGGGGCCGGTACTACCTCGGAAACTGGTTCTACTTCAGGTTCTGGGTGCCAGTCCGCTGGGAGGGGTTCGTTGCCTTCCGAAAGCCATCTTAAGTAAGCTTGGTAGTCCGCGTTGGCTGGATCAAAAGGGATACACGCGCTGTCACTAAGTCGTTTAATTGCCGAATCATTCACTAAGCCCGAAAAAGTAATTTTTTGATATTGGTTCATTTATAGCTCCGCTGAAAAAGCAAGGAATCCAGTGCTTGAAGCATTTATCATAAGGCTTTGAGAATAGCCAGAAGATGCAGTTGCTGTGTTAGCTGTATATAATAATACAGACTTAGTGGTGGCATTATACGAAAGAATACTTGTAGGCACTACATTTGTGTTTCTTAAGGCGAATGTTGAAGCCGCTGATGAAGTAAAGGTAGGAGATACTCGCATCTCTACCGGGAACGAGTAAACACCCTCCCATTGGGTTGAAGCAAACATATAGCCGTTACAAACAGTAACAAAGTTTCCAGCAGTTGTAGTTGCTCCGTGCAGGTTGTAGTACCTTTGACACAACGCCAACTCCGTCCCAATCGGCCTGCGCTCGAAATCAGTAGGACTTGGTCCAGCTTCAAACTGAACACCGGTAACTTGAAACCAGTCATTTGCTCCAGCAGTTCCTGTTGGCGTCACTCCGAACCTAATAAGAATTTCGTTTGTGCCGACCGGAACTGTAACAGTAGTCGAATATCTTGTTCTTGTAGTTGTTAGGCTTACGAATGAGTTAATAGCCGAGTACGACGTCCAACTTCCGAAAATTCCGCTAACTAAACCCTGATCATTTCCGGACCCAAAACTAATGTTAACTTCTAACTGCGCTGAAGCAGGAGAAAAGTTAGCTCCGGCATTAGCATAGAAGGACAGCGTTGCTGTTTGGCCCGCCAGATCCCTACAATTTGTAGATTCAATAACTTGCGCAACATACGCAGAACCCACGTTTGTAGCCCCAGCGATTCTTTGCACTCTTGAAGCCAATGCAAAATCATTATTCCCAGTTGCAACCCTCTGATGCGTCCATGTCATTGGGGTTGCGGCTCCAGTTAAAGAGGCCCACCTATCGCAACTAGTGTAAGAGGGGGTATTCCATGGAATGCTACCAGCAGCTCCACTGCTCCTCTGGTCAATACGCATATCACCATTGATGATGCGATTGCGAAAGCCAACCGCAGGACGAGTGGTCTGCGTTGAGCCGTCGTTGAAGGTGATTCCGTTAGTTCCGTGGATTGTGGTTGGCATAAATTATCCTTCGTACATCACGTTGACGGAGCCGGAGTCGAATGTATCTGATCCATTCGCAGATAGAATTTGAACTCGATCTAAAACACCCGTCGTAAGAACTTTTGACCCACCAGACATAATTGTAGAGTTCGTACTGCCGGTCCACGCGTAAGTACCTGAGGATGTCCACACGTTGCTCCCCATATGACTAATTGTCATTGTGCCGTTAGAAAGAGAAGTAGCTTCTGGGTAGTGCATTATAAAGCCTATCGTACTATTTCCGGTAGCGCTGCCTACGTTAGTGACTGACATTTGCGATTTATATCCTGTTTGTTCGAAACCGCTCGAAGTCCCCAAGCGAACAAGAATATGGTTGGCTCCTGTGATGGATATTTCGTAAAACATGATTGTTATTCTTTTAGCCCAACTAGGAATGCCGGTATAAACAACAGAGGTAGTGCTTGCCGCAACACCAGTCATAAGCGTCATTGGCTGAGATAGTTTGGCTGGTGTAACAATCCCATTGGCAAGCGTAGTCGTAACATTCCCGCTTGCGTCTACGGTTAGAATATCCGCCGTGGTCGAACCGCTATTGCCCCTCGCCAGCTTAATCGTTCCATCGGGTGAGGATGGGACGGAGAGGGTGAAGTTTTGGGTGGCTGTTGCTGACTGGCCGATTTGAACTGAGTTGGATTTTAGTAGGCTCATGGTTTTTGTGGCCAGACAACCGATTCTGGGTCGCTGAACGTTTGTGGGATATTCCTAAGGGCTTGTCTGTACTCGGCCCAGACATTCTTGTCCGCCGTTGAATCCTGTAGTTGCGTCCAATCAGACTGGGTTAACAACATATCTCTTTTTAAACGTACCGGCTTCCACGCCTCTTCGGTTTTAATTTGCTCCCAGGCGGATAATACCTCTTCTTCCGTGGGCTTTGGCGTGTTGGAAAGCCATTGGATGGACTCATACGTGTCTCCACATATAAACTCTTCTCCATTTCTTAAATGCAAAAGACATGCGGTTATGTTCATGAGGCTATCTCCATCAGAGTAATCGAGGACGGGGATCGCACTGCATATGCGTTGTTTGCTCCCCCGTAGCTCATATTAAAATAAAGCGGATAACTGGCGTTGTAGGTGGCTCCTTGTATTTTATACGTTACGGACGTTGTGGAGCCTGGACTGTCAAGACATATGATCGTTCTTCCCGTCTGAATTGAGCTTGCCGCGTTGTACACATCTGCTGCGGAGGTGCTGACAGTACTTAAATACGAGTCGCCAAGATGAATATTTGAAGAATTTCTTTGAAGTCGTAAAAATCCGTTTGTTTGACACCCTGAGTTTACAACCGCAAGAACAAGTATTTTATTTGAAGAGGAAGCGGGGGTTATAGACGCGGACAACACACCTAGATCCACAAAGGACGTTGAGGCATACGAAGCCGCGGAAGTCACAACGGTCTGGACTACCTGGAGTGCGGCGCCCGCACCAAAGTTTGAGCGAGCTGCACCAGCGGCCAGGTCGGCAGCTGTAACGCACGCGTCTGGCAATCCCCCTGCTGATAAACCTGTAAGCGTTCCAGTTCCGTTAATTGAGATAGGCATATTAAACCACCGTCCAAACCCCGCCGGTCGGGATTGTTACCGTGACTCCTGTGTTTACGGTGATCGGACCAGCTGTCACAGCGTTCTTGTTTGAAGTTAGTGTGTAGCTCGTCGTCACAACCTGATCATTCTCCCAGAAAATTCTATCAGTTCCACCCCCGACGGCCCCAGCAGCTACCGTGATTGAGTTATTTGAAATCGAAGTAACCCTTCCCTTAGCATCAACCGTAATAGACGGAATAGCTGAGGTGCTTCCATAGCTACCCGCTGTAACCCCGGTGGAAGCGAGTGTTGCTGTCCCAGTCACATTAGCCGAGCCATCAAACGCGGCCGATGTGTAAGTAACATCGCCAGTCATCCCAATTGTTCTACCTGCGCCTAGTCCATCAGCGATCCCAGCTGCTGGGACTTTATAAATCACGCCGGTACCAATATTGGTTATTCTGCCTTTAGCATCGACTGTAATATTCGGAATACGGTTAGTAGAAGTCGCGGAATCAACACTCCCGTAACTCCCAGCTGTAACTCCTGTAGTGGCTAGGGTCGCAGTTCCAGTGACATTAGCTGAGCCATTGAATGACCCAGATGTGTATGAAACATCTCCCGTCATTCCGATTGTTCTTCCCGTGGCTAGCGCTGTAGCAGTTGAAGCATTTCCAGCAACATTTCCAGTTAGTCCACCCGTAGCTGAAATCTCTCCCCCTATTGTGACTGTTCCAGTAGGTCCAATTCGAAGACGCTCGACTCCGTTTGTTGTAAGCGCCGTTGTATTGGCTGCTGGGAAAAACACTCCTGTATCTTCGTCCCCAAAAGTTGTAATGGATGGCGCTGCGGCTGACCCGGCTGAAAACTTAAAAGATCCTGAAATGCCAGAGCCAGACGCCTCCCACCCCGTAGCTGTCTTTACCTTCATTCCGGGCATTGAGGTCGAGTAATACAAGTCCCCTGTTTGAACTGCCGACCCGTCCAGGCGAAGTGTTGGGTCTGTCGCGCTAGTCCCCAAGAAAGTTGTGTAGTACCGATTTAGCTCGCCGAGCTTGTCATAAACGGTTTGAACCTTAGTCATATTGTTCGAAACGTTTACGACCTGCGTATTGCTCGCCGCGACGGTGTTGATTGAAGTTATGTTGTTCGCATCCGTTACAACGCTGGCGATATTGTTGGAAACAATATCAATGGCTGAAAGATTGCCAGCCACAACCGCGATATCGCCGCTATCAACCGAAGCACTGCCACCTATTGCAGAACTTCCAATTACTGTGACCGGAGTGACTGTCTCCCCGCTTGTGACGGTTGACGCAACGCCAATCGCGGAGTCCCCGATAACGTTTACCGGGGCGATAACCTCACTCATATGATCGGTATAACGCCGCCGAGGGCGAAGTTCTCAGCCTGAACGCGGATCGAGTGGTGCTCCCCTGTCTTGGATTCCCGCAGCTCATCACGAAGAAGCATTAGAGCTTTTTGCTCATGCATGACCGACTGCTCTGTATTGCTTGTCATGGTCAAAGCCGCCAAGGCCATATTGAAAATAGCTGGGTAGTTTTTGATGCTCATCACATCGCTGTCGTTGGTCTTGTAGACTGGGCGCTTCTTGACCAGAAGACGGACATAAGAACTGTTGGCCCAGTTTCCTCGAATGAAGTATGCGCGGTACTGGACGTTATCGATCCGGGTCTCTCCTCTTGCAATCATGCAAGGAGAAGCTGTTAGGTTCTGGGTGTTGTACGTATCGATCTCGGTCTGTTGGTAGCCAGGTCCGTTTTCCTTGAAATCATAGAACTCGTCGTACACAGGGATCGGAGATCCGTTAAAGGTTGCCCCGAGAATGGCTTCCACATCATTAGGGACGTAAACCAGCCCATCGGTCTGATTAATTGTAAGCGTATAGGTTTTGATCGTGCCCACAAAAGTACCCATCCGCATGCACTGCTCTTCGCTTTGGTTGATAAATCGGGTCAACTCTGAGTCAGACAGACGCAAACCCAATGGCGCTTCCAGGGCGAAACGAGCTTTCATATACCCTAGTGTCCCCGGGATGGCCGTAGATAAAGCCGTTGTATAAGTTCCGTGCCGCTTGGATTCCAGCTCCACATTGAGCTCTTCTTCCAACATCTTGATGGCTTCAGCCTCAAACTTGGCCGCTTGATCCAGGCTAAGCTGGGCGTTTTTGGATGATAGTGAAATGGCTGTGATTGCGAGAACGACAAGCTTTACGATCTGGTAATTGGGCACAGGAAGCATAGCTGTGTCGGAAACTATGTAGCTGTAAGTCGGGAGAGCTAGGCCATCCTTTACCCCGTAACGCAAAGAGGAGAGCAAAAGACGCTTCTTGGTGATCAGAAGGTCTTGAGCTTTATTGACCAGGTCAAACAGCTTTGCGTCCTCAAGCTTGATACCAAACTCAAGATCCAAGCCGAGCTTAGCTCGGACATAACCCATACTGCCAACAGGATGCGTTGAAAGTTTGGATTGATAAACGAGCCGGCGAGCTTCTTCAACTGACATGTCCGTTTTGTAGGCCAGATGCTCCACGGCTTTAGCCTGGAGACTTGTAGCCATGTCGATTTGGTTGTTTTCTTCACGCCACAACGCAAGAACCATCAGCTTGAGCGCCTCAAGATCGGCAATGATGAGTTCGTCTCCATCATTCTCTACCTCGACCATTTTCTTTTTACCCGTAACCACAACGCTTGTAGGCGCGGGGCTTACGGAGGCGTCAATTCTGAATTGAATGACGTTGGCCGTAGATCCGATGGGTTCGAAGTTTAAAGGTACGAGATCCCCGTCATCGTGAATAAAGACATAAGCGTTGTCACAAAGAAGTACGTTACCGGAACCTAGGTTTGAGTTGTTGTTCTTGGCTACGCGAACAATGGATTCCAACTGCGGTGGCAAAGTAAATACACCGGTTGTGACGTCCACTTTATACTTAGCGATCGTACCCAACCATGCGCGAATAGCATGGAGCCGACGCTGAGCCTGGTTTACACGCTGAACAACGCGAGCATCCGTTGACGGAACTCCATTATCAACGACGCGTGCGATTTCAGATTTGATTTCGCCAAATGTCATTAGGTGTTCGGGTAGAAAGGAATCTTTCTAATCGTTCCGTTAATTGTTACTTGAAGATAGCCAACAGGAGTTGCCGGTAGAGCTGCTGCACCACCAGCAGAAACACTTGTTGTAGCCGTTGTTGCCGAGGGTAGAACGATGCTCCCTGCGGTTAAAACTCCAGCCGTTGTGATGTTAGCCGCAGTCAACAATCCAGCCGAATCGATCGAGGCTGCCGTAAGGGCGAGTGATCCTCCCGTGATGGCTCCTGAGCCCACACTGATCGCAGTAGCGGAAAGAGTGCCCCCAGAAGAGGTGATGTTGCCCGACGCGGTAATAGCTCCGGCCGTAATGCTAAGGCTTCCGCTCGACATGGTGATACCGCCGGTCGTAGAAAGACCGCCAGTTATTGCTAAAGTTCCACTTGTGGGGTGAATCAAAGCGGGAGTGGTAATAGAAGTGTCGGTTTTAATCGCCCCAACCACATCCAACTTTGTCGTAGGTGTCTCGGTTCCGACACCCACTCGACCAGCATACGTACCCGTGTTGTCGATCGAGAGCGCAGGGTTGATCAATCGAACGTTTCCGCCCGAAACAGTAAACCCGCTAGTAAACGTGTTCTGAGCGCTGATTGAAATCCATCCGCCGTTATAAATCTTAAGAGTCGGATTGGCTGTGGAAGAATCCAGCCAGATCTTGGACTGATCGTTCGGGGCCGTTGTGCTGAGAACAAATACGCTGGCGTCCGAAGCTGGGACAGAAAGGTTTTCGGCAAACAAAGACAGCAACTCTTGCGGGGTTGCGTACTTTGTACCGGCTGGGAGTGTAGATGCTAATAGAGCCATAGTTTAACTTGTGCCTCCTAGGAGTGCGTTTCCTATTACTGTTAGTGTGTTGCCTTGCGTTACGACAGCAGATGAAGTCGCTCTGCCACCGGCTCCCTGACCTAGGTTGCCTGCGTTTACGCCGATACTTGTTCCGCCAACAAGGTAAGAACTCACCCATCCCCCATTGGTGTAATTGTACCGACCTTGACCGCCGCTTCCTGGGTCAATGCCCGCACCACCTCCGTGACCACCAAGAGCGTTGTTATCTCTGTTTTGGGTAATTCCCAATCCGCCGGTACCCCCAGAACCAATAACGCCGTTGTTTTGAATAGTAAGCGGATAACTTAACAGAATAGCCGGACCCCCCGGATTAAAAGAGTTGGCCCCGACATAAATATCGCAACAACCAGTAGTGATTGCATTTCCACCTTTTCCTGCAATAACCCCGTTCGCGGGATTATTTCCACTTCCCCCGCTTGTAGCTGGAAGAATGAGTTTTAAATTTGTCCCGGCGGGCCAACTGCCGGTTTGCAATGCATATTCACTCGTGGAAGTGCTTCCGATATTTCCTAGTACGGTAATCTCCACTGTCGCGCCAGGCCCAACATAGGGATAGGAAGCCACAAAATGGTTCCGAAGGTTTAGATTGTATGAGTTGGTGTTGGCGGTGCCTATATTCAGCTTAAATGTCGCGCTGTCGACGATGCTAACCATCATGGCGTTAGCTCACGTACCCAAATGATATTGTTGCGTTAGCGACAACGCCTGAAAGATTTGAAAAGGTTGCTGTAACACTTGTACCTGCCGCTATGACCGTTCCGTCTGCAAGCGCTGGAGAAAGTGTAACAGTGGCAGAACCTGAGCCAAAGGTAGTTGTTACGGGCGTGTTGATGGTCATGGCATGAGTTGTCTTAAAAAGAACAACTACTTGGGTATTGAAGGGTTGAAACACATTCGCACTCACCTGTTGACGTAGACTTGTAGAGCCTGCGGCAGTAACAAGCCCTTGGCTGTTTACGGTAAATGTCGGAACGGCGCTGTTCGATCCGTATGAACCGGCTGTAAGTCCTGGTCGGGTTTCAAGGTTTTCTGGGAGAATTGTGCCTAGAGCTATTTTGCCGCCATTGATTGCACGCCCTGCAATTTTATCGGTAATAACCGAAGAGGTAGCTAACTGCTGAGAAGATACTGAACCGCTTGAAAGGATGTTCCCTCGAAGTTCGGAGATAGCTATTTGCTTGGTTACCGAAGAGTTTACGACCGGAAGCACGTCCGTGCTGCTTAAAGTCCCTGAGAATGATTGTAGGTCTGTGATCTTAGGCATAGCGGAATCTCCTATTCTGGCGTACTGTCTGGCTTATGTCAATAATGGAGTATCACTCTGATCTGTAAGGGGTTCGCCAAAGAGTGTAGAACCTCCCGACAAAGTTAAAGTACCCGGCTCAGTAAGTAGTTCTTCAGAAAACACAGAGCCGCATACCTCGGAGTAGTGGAGAAACAAAGACGGCTCAACGGCGTCAAGCTGTTGCCACTGTGTTTTGTTCAGTTCGTTACTCATTAGATATTCCCTCCAACTTGCTCAACCAGGGTCTGGCAATGTAAAAACATCTTCTGGAGAGTGGCCGCACCGGTCCACACGATACGACCTTGAAAGTCATACCCGTGTGAAAACATTCTGTTGGTCAAAGGATCGGCCTGTTCACGAGGATTCATGAGTCGAATCTGTGGAGCGAATTGAGGTTTAAGATTCGGTATGGTCGACAAGAAGCCCGTTGTGTCGACAGCGTCAGGAGTAGCACCACTTTGATTAAAGCCGTATGGCGTTACAGTCACATCATAAAATGAATTCGGCAAAGTTCTCGGGTAGGATAATTTAACATAGAGGTAGTTTCCGGTAGGTCGGTATAGGTTAATGAACCTTGAGGCTTCTCTGTCGGTGGGGAGATTAACGTTTACTGTCCTGAAAGAATTATAAAAAGCTGTATAGTCAGACGTGCCATTCACAAGAGCTGCCACTTCAGTCGGTGTTAGTGTGGACACAAGATAAGACACGCCGATGTGGTAGGGCGCAGACCCGGTGCCTGGAGGAGTTTCGCCCGTTGCAAAGTCGAGACGAAGCCCCAAGCCACGAGTAAGGCGAGAAGAGTATTTTGTCAGATCTATTTTGTGTAATACGGCCGATTTACTCGCTAAGATATTATCGCTCATAGTCGACGACAATCCTGTTTCCGCGATTGCGTCACCACTTAACGCTCGGATAGATACTGATGTTTCGGGCAACATGTAAAAGTTGTCCCAGAAAATCCAGCTGGGGTATTGGTCTGGTTTGTAATACACCTCGACATCTGTCTGGTCTCGAAGATTTGAAAACCAGAAATCTGCGCGTATGAGTTTTTTCAACTCAAACATTGAGCGGAATGAATAAGCGGAGGTTTCTAGCTCAGCACGAATAGGTACTGCCCCAGAAGATGCGCCGGTAAAAGCAACCGAGAAGGTAGAAGAGTTTTCTGCGGGTAAGGCTCCAGAGGCAACCGCGGACACATATAAGAAGCCAGTAGTATTAATTGGACCCAGGTCTACTTCGCCAGAAGTCTTTCCGGAAGCCTGGGTGGAAAGTTTGACATAAAGGTTCTTTGCAAATGGAAGGATTCTTGCATCGGAAAGAAATGCTTCTTCTGAGACATCGTAATTACTCACGACGTAAGTAAGAGACACAGCTTGAAGTCCCATCCCAGAAGAAGTCCATGTGGTGGCAGCAGACTCGTTTTCAGTGCTAAGGGTAAGTTTTACACTCTGCGGTCCAAGTGCGGCTATCCTGCTAAGGTCAAACTTTGCCTTACGAGTCCCGGCAAGACTTGTAAACTGATAAGTCCCAGACAGGAGGCTGTTTGAAAAAGTCAGTTCGCTGCCGGCGATTGGGCGATCCTCGTGCGCTGTTGAGTCGATCTCCCAAATGCTGTTAAGGTTACAGCTGATCCCAAGAATAAAGGCTTTGTTTCTCCGTCCAAAATCACCCGCAATAACCTGAAGCATATCTATGCCCGTCCATATCCCGTCATAGGCGGCAGCTGTTTTTCCAAGACTCCCTGTCAAAGTGTTAAAGTCCAAACTAATCAAAGCTTTGTATACTTTCTTGGACTTACTGTTGATGGTTTCCGGTTGGTACTCCTGGGGTAAAGCGGTCATAAGAACCCGACCGCGATCTGTGTAAGCAAGACTCACGTCCTGCAAAAGATGAATCGGTTCCTGCTCGAGAACAGAATTCATCTCGGCACTCATCGCCGTGTTTCCATACGAGGCCATCTCTGCGGTTGCATTCTTGTACGTGCGAAGACCGTCGTTGGACCGGAAGAATAGATCGCCGTTAACCTGGGCAAAGGCATCGGGCCCGACGGCTCCGATGTTGGTGTAGAGAACTGTTTGGAAACCAGATGTAGTACCCCATTGTGATCTGGGGGCGGTCACAGCAAAAGTTGCCGCGCCAAACTCGCAAAACACAAACAACTGCCCCTGCCCTGCCGTAGTGTTCTGAGTAGGGACAAACTGCATGCCCGTTATTCTTCCCATGAACGACGGCATCAGCAGACTCCCACCTTCATTGAGGTAGGTGTTTTCTGTATTAAAAAGAACCGAGGCTCTTGGATCCGATAACGGATAATTGACGGCTCCGGAGCTTGTTGTCCCCGCTTTTACGTTTACATGAGAACCTACAAGATCGAGCGCCTGAATCTCAAAGCGATTGGGGTTAGCTATAAAAAGTCGTCCTTGCCCGTAGGCCATAATTGAGCCAGTTGGAACTTCAGCTGGGTTTTCAAGAATGGCATAAGCTTTAGCTCCAGATCCGCCACCCCCAGAGAAAGTGACCGTCGGCGCTGATGTGTAGTTTGTGCCGGCGTTCGTAACCGTAATACGCTCAACCTGCCCACTTGAGGCCCCAATCATTGCGGTGGCCGTAGCGGTTGTTGCGCCCCCGGCACCGGGAGCAGATATGGTAACCGTGGGCGCTGAGGTGTACCCAGAGCCTCGGTCTGTAACTAGGATAGAAACGACTGTCCCGCTTCCGATACCCATTGAAATAGCTGGGTTAGAAGTTATGTGGGCACGACGAATGTTCTCTCCGTCAAAGATAAAAGGTGCGTTTACCCCGTCTTGAATGATGAGGTATTTTTCGGCCTGGCAGAAGTAATGACGGTTAGTCTGGTGGTTTCTATCTGGCCAAGGTCTTTCGGATGCGGAGGAGTCTCTTGAAAATCTTAACGCGAGCGAAGCGTTTGTAGTTCCAACAACGTAAGCTTTCGCGTTCTTGCTGAAGCCGGTTCCACCGTCGGAAACGGTGACGTAGTCGAGCCCGCCGGAGACAGTTGTTGCAGAGGCAGCAAAGTCTGTCCCTGTTTTACCAAGCAGAACGCCAGTCGGGAGCGGGTCTTCAACAATAACCTTTGAGCTATTAGTGAGTCCTGCTCCCGTGGTCGCCTTCCCTGCCCCGGCGATGCGTAGCGTGTAATACGTCGTGTCCATGAACTTTGGCAAGTTCACGTAACCGACGGACGGGTTATATATAGTATAAGAGCCAACAGATGACCCGACCGAAGAAGATGAATTAGCTGTATAGGTAAATGAAGTTAAAGTAGGCGTCGTTAAAATTGTAGCTTCAGAGACGTTCAAGTGTGCTTGAAGTGTGTCGGTAACGGTAATCTTGTCTCCTGGGTTTAATTGATGCGGAGCACTTGTTGTAAGAGTGGCGGTTGTGCCAGAACAAGTAATACTGGATATAGCCTTAGCTGAAATTGCAGTTCCAGGAGTTCCGTTAATTCGAATTATCTTTTTAGTTTGCGGGTCAATTCGGTAAAGCCACCCACCAGCGGCCGCAATAATGTAGGTCTTACCCTTGCCGGCATCGGCTAAATCAGAGGCTTCGTCTCGATTGGCGGGCTGGGTAAATAGCGTAGCTCCTTGAAAGTACCCTACTTGAAACGCCTCAAGTGCGTCGGGATCTTCGGGATCTGGCTTCAAATCAAGCTGAACAAACCCGGGCCGTGTCTTTACTGTACCTCCTCGAGCCGTGACGTTAACGCCAAGGGCGTAGCTTTTTGGACTGATCAGGTTTGGCTCCCTAGAGGAATCCATGCCACTTTCTAACCCGTTGAACCCTGCTCTCTCGCGTCCTGAATCTTCTATGGCCATATGGTTATTTTCTCAGAAATAAAAGCCGTTTCAACCTTTGGACCGTAATACTTCCCAGTTATCTCGCCAGGCTGAATTAGCAGCGAAATAGATAGATTTTGTCTTGGGTAGCTTTGCCCGCGGGATTACAAACACGGCATCCTGCGGAATGTGGTAGAAAATAAAGATATCGCAGTCGGTTTTGTTGTAGATTGTCTTTACTTTATTGGTTTTAAGAAGAGCTCCGTATCCGTACCCAGGACCTTTTACAGCCAGGAATTTAAGCTTGTTTCGAGTCTTGGTGTCCGAGGCGCCTGCCGTGGTCTTAACCTGGACTCTTTTAAGTTTGCCTCTCCAGTCAGTTATCAAATCGTACCCCTCGTCAATTACAGGTGTGCAAACCAAAAACCCCTGCTCCAAGAGCTTTGCGGCCACTCTTTGAACGCCAATAGCCCCTATGCGAAGGCTCATAGCCAAGACCTCCCCAGGACATTGGTTGCCAGCCTACGACGTCTATAAACCCCGTCTCCGTCACGGGAACCGCCCCCATTGGTGTTGCCTTCAATCGTTAAAAGCCATTCCCCGTCATTTTTCTCTACAAGCCCGGTATGTGCTACCCGACCCATGCTATTGAACCAAATACCAAAAACGTCGGCTGGCTGGAGAGGTGTGCCTTTTCTGGATCTATCCCAAATAGGACGGTACAGCATTGTAGGCGACCAGGCTGTCCGGGGGTACGGGTTAAGGGGGCGAGTAAAGGTCTTATCTCCTACCCAAACAACAAAAGCCGCGCACCAAGGCGCTCGTGTACCTTTTAAGCCTACGGAGTCTAGGATCTCGTCCACCACGGGCCCGTCGTTTCGGCCTGTGGCTTCCTTTGTCCCGATGGCTTTTCTTGCGGTCTCGACGACGCGATGCCTCGCATCCGTATCACCCAAAGAAATATTGGAGTGGGCAAGAGCAAGAGTAATCGCAAAAACATACTTTATCGGCATGACAGGATGGCTGCCAGTAGCAGAACTGAGAACACGGCTGCAAAAACAAACAGCCTTGTCCGTGGTCCCGATTCCTTCCAGTCATCGCTGAGCGCACCTCGGTCGACGTATTGATCCAGTATCTTCCAGTCTAATTGCAGCACCGTCCAAGCCATGAACGTGCAGAAAAGAAAACGAACTGCCCCAAAAGCCAGGACGTGCAGAGAGCCTAGATCCACTGTACCGGCTGTCGTGTCAAAGCCTTGGAGGATTGGGCCTAAAAAGAAAAAGATGATAGTGGCTGTAGCAATAGCCAAAAGCCCCTGAAAGTTTGAAAAGAGCCAGTGTTTCACCAGGGAATTCCAATAAACTTACGAACTACCCAAAGAATGGGACCACGTGCGGCAAATAGGATTGCGGCAATCAAAGCTCCTCTCCACATCCAAAGCTCACCTAGGGCTTTACGCTGTTTAGATTTCCAGATCTCGGCGTCTTTAACCGCCTCGTTACGCTCTTTGACTGCTTCCTCAAGAGCCTCGGTATTGACGAAGCAAGCCTGCTTGGCCGACTCTAATTGTTTTTTAGCCTCTTCGATATGGACTTTAGCCTCAGGATTGGCAACAGCAGAGGCCGCGTCTAATCGGGCTTCTGTGGTAGCGAAGTTAGGCAAACGCTTGGGGGATACGGTAGAACAACCCGTAAAAAGCAACGCAACCACTAGTAGGGTCGGCATATGTGATAGTATCAATTACTTCCTTGCTTCTGTCAATAATTAACGGCCGTTGAGCTTTTCCCAGAACCATTGCCCAAACATCGTGAGCCCTAGGGTAAGCGTAGCGACGATCCCGTATCCCCTGTTGATGTGACCTTCAACTCTGTGGATACGCCCGTCGTGGCCGGTAAGTAAATCTATTGTGGAGTCGACTTTAGTCTCGATACGAGCCAAACGCTCCCTGATCTCGGATTGGTCTTCGTTCATTTGAGCTTCGCAATAACTGGCCGTAGCCGGTCGCAAATTGCGTCTCCGTTTAGCCCGAGCAAATGCCAGAGCTCATTCTTCTTGTTGAAAAACCAGGCAAAGTGTTGCTTGGTCATCAAATCCTCTGGGTACGCAGATCGGGTGCCGTATTTCTGAGCATATTTCAAATCCCAAACAGCCTGCTCAACGATAGCCAGGCCGAGGTCTTTGATTAAATGCTCAGGACATCCCGGTCTCGATTGAGTCGACGAAGTTGCCTTCTTGGGCTTGCGGGTTTTCATTCGAGGCCATTTCGTCCATGGGAGCTTCTTCTTTTTGCTCGCCGACGGGATTACCTTCGACGGAAGAAACAACGAGCATATCGCCTTTGATATAGCCACCGGCCATGAACTCAAACGTCTCACCTTCTTTAACTCCATCTGGGAGCGTAAAACCTTGCGGAATTGGAAACTCTACTTTCATAGTTCAAAACCTTTCTCAACGGAATCTACGAACGCCATGCGTTCCCTTTCCTTGTCTTCTTCACTTTCAACTCCTGGATTAGGAACTGGGAGACCTTCCAATTTGGTTACAACAAGCTCTTCCCCGTCGATGATGCCTGAAGCTACGAAATCAAACTCAGCTCTCGGTTTGACGGAGGTGGGGGCTGAAAACCCAATAGGAAGTGGAATACGTATTCCGGAAACCTTATCTGTGCTCTTAGGTTCACCAGCAGCTTTGGCAGTCTTTGAGTCCTCAGCCTTTGCTTTAGCCTCAACCTTGCCCTTGCCAGAAGGGAGAACCAGGAGGATAGATTCCATTTTATAAAAAGTGACTGCCTCAGGGGGATTGAACCCCTGAGGCAATCGTTCGAATCAATTAGGCAACCCAGAGGAGGTCAGCCTCGCCACGTTTGTGACGAATGACATAACCCCATTCAGGGCGAACCGGCTTGGAACCGTTAGCGAACGTCGCGCGGAAGAAACCAACTCCGCCGTCAGGATTAGAATCCCGATCGGGAATGTTCTTCCATTTGAAGTCACCGCGGTAGCCTTGAGCATCAAAGCCCATCTGTCCCATCGAGCCGAGAGGCTTCGGAACAACGGAGTGATAAACTTCGTTGACCAAGATGATGGAATCTTCGTAAGCCGCCGAGAGGTAGCTTGCGTTGATGTCGTATTTGTTGCCCTTGGTGGCCGAGGTGCGAGCAAACGGGAACACGCGCTTCCATGCGAAGAGCTTGTCCGTTGAAGTCGCGCCTGAAACAGCGGCAGCGATTGTCACCACAGTGGCAGTCACAGCTGTAACAGTGCTGGCAGACGAGCGAACAGTCGCTTCGTCGTTACTCGTAACCACAACCACGTCGCCAACTTCTAAACCGCCGTTGCTGGCAACCGTGTATGCTCCGGACGAATGCGCAGTAGCCGTGAGGGCAACGCGGTTGTACCGGGGAGGATACGGATCAATGATGTGGTAGAAGCCACCGTAAGACCGTTCCACACCGAGAGGAGCAAGAAGCTCATTCGGCTTGGTGGAGTAACGGAAGTCGCTACGGATGTCGCTGTTGAGCTTGATGATGTCGTCGCTGGTCTCAGCGCTGGTGATCAAGTTGAACACAGGGGCTCCGTTTTCCTTGCCTTGAGCGGCCGAACCGGCGCCGTCACGCAGCAACCGCATGTAAACCCGACGCAGGATTCCCTGAGTCAGTTTGCTGGTCGCATTAACCACGGGGCTAAAGGAAGAAAGATCGCTCGACACAGTCGCATAGTTCAACGAGGCAGAAGCCGCGTCGGCACCGGTCGGGGTGATCTTGTTCTGAGCCAACCGGACGTATTCGTCCTGGTAGCGAGTCGTCCAGACCAAAGCGGTTTGCTCGGTCAGGATGTTCATGATCTGGGTCAGCTGTTCTTTGCGACGCACGGGGAAGCGCAAATCTTCGAGCGAAATGTTCGGAGATTCGAGCGCAACACGACGAAGGTCGTAGGTGCGGAGGGTCTGCGCAAATTCAACGTTAGCGAACTTAGGCAAGCTGACGTTGTTGTTTGCTGCTGTCGAAGCGGTAGCTGCGCCAGCAGGAGTTTGCGTATACGCATTGAAGTTGAGATAATTCGCATCCGTGGGGTTAGACCCGAGGATCGCCGAGGAACCCTGCCAAACCGACTGAAGATCGAAATCATTCTGCCGTCCGTTACGGGCCGCCTGGGGGATAGAACGCTCGTAGGTCAGCACGCTGACCCGATCGCCCATCTCTTCGGGGAAAGTATCTTGTTTAATTAGTTTGAGCCAAACGTTGTTGTCGACCGTTTTGCGGTAGATCTCTGGCCCAATTCGCCCAGCTTCTTTTACAAGGAGCTGCTCGATATCTGTGTATGCAGTAGCCATATTAGTGTTCTCCTTTCAGAGAGAAAAAGTAAGAGTTTAAAAACAAGAGGAGAAACCAACACGGTTTCCCGTAGTTTTCAAAATTGGATCTCCCGGCGGCATCCCGAGACTTTTATTGCCCGTGTGACCTCTTCCATTTTTATAGGTCGTGCCCTCAAAACCCGCTTCCGTTTTTATAGGATCTCTAAGGCAGATGAGAGTATGCGCTACTGACTAGCGTCTGTCAATACCTAAAGGTTTAGGAGGCGGTGATGGTGAGCCCGTTGCCCCAATTTATCGGCATAATCAAAGCACTAGATTCTGGTGCGTAAACCCAATTATATGAGTTATCTCCGTTGTCCCAAACCCCAGCCCAAGCACCTATGCCCGCCTCATAATAAATAGACAAAATTCCATTGTATCCAAAAAGTGTTTCGTTTTGTTTTCCGTAGAATCCGTCACCATCACCAGAACCAAAGAATGCAGAATATGTCGGGCCAGAACCAGACATAATCACATATGCAGTATTAGCCACAACAATCCCGCTGGGCGCGGGAGGTTTAACGAATAATAGGACGGCCATATGTTTTAGTTAGGTAGCGTTATCCCCTCGCCCAGAGTGTCACGATAGATCCGATAGACGGTTGCCCGGTTCGTATCACTTAAGTATGAGTTCCAAACGGCAGCGAAAGGTATAACCCCGTTAAAGAAGAAATTAGAGTTACTTGCAGACCCAATTGAAACACCTGCTGTGCCGGAAGACATTGTTCCAGAGGTTGTTGTTGTTTGAGTAGGATTGCTATACCACTGCCCTGGCTGAGCGTTTGTAAGACCCGCACTATTGCGAAGAACGATTGACCTAAAAGCTCCAGCGACAGGGGTACCAACAAATATACTTCGAGCGGTAGTATTCCAGACCTGACTCAGATATGAGCTCCCGTCCGAAACGTGGTTAAACTGTCGGTTCGAGCCCTGATCGTCTTTAGCCAGGGTAACCTGAAAACCCGTGGTTATGGTTTGTTTAAAGATACTCATAGAGGTGTGATCACTCGTAATTGAAGTAAGAGCTGTTGAGACTCGACCCGTAGATCCGTTAAAGGTTATGCCTTCGCTACCCCAAGTAGCCCCTGCGGTCATAGTACCGTTAAATGTCCCACCTCCCCCAAGGCTATACACGGTCGAACCTGTTCCAGCGTTTTGCGAGCTTCGCATCGGCCAACAGACCATAGTAGACCAGGCACCTAGAGCCTTAACCCCAACAACAAAGTCATTAATCTGGCGACGTGCTGTAAGATCTGTAATCCCCGTGTTTGTGAAATAGGTTAAGGCGTCTGCGTCGTAGCTCGGGATATAATTTAAGTTAAAGTCGGTAGCCATGACCTCAAAGTTATTAATGAAACTTGGGTAGGAAATATACATCCTGATTCTTGGGTCGAAGATGAAGATCAACGAATTCACGACGTGTGAAGCAGCGGTAGTACCAGCATGCCCCCTTGTAACAGTAAAAACGTTTCCAACAGTATTGGTGATCAGCATCTGCTCGCTGTCGATTCTAATTATACTCCCCGCAACTGGGATCGGAGAGGGAGTAGCAGTAAAAGATACTGCGAAAGAGGTTTGTGAAGCGTTTATGGCTGGCGCGGTAGCGTTAAGCACTTGAGTGAAATGCAAGCCCGTGGTGGGGTAAGTAGCAGAACAAAGCTTCCGATAAGTCTTATACCCCAGCCCTATGTTTCGAGTGATTGTTCCACCACCCAACGTAAAAGAATTTGGAGAAGTTGGAAACGTTAAATTTCTTTTGGTGAAACCATCGTGAATCCGATACTGAAGAGACAGTAGAAAACTCTGGAATTGAGCCGAGGTTAAGCTGGATGTTATTGAAGAAGGGAAAAGACTGTACTCTTCGTCCTCGCACCACATATCGAGTGTAAACGACCCGTAGGCATTTGCCGGGTCGTTGCAATGAGCGGATAAAGAGTCGTTCACCCCGAAATAGACTTTCGGGGGAAGTGTTTCGGTGGAAGTTCTGTTTTTAGCAGTTCTTAAGCGACACCGATCTGGGAACGGGGCGAACTTATTTAAGACTCTTTGAGGACCTGCTATCTGTTTGTCTAAGGTCTGGTGAAAACTAATTAGTTTTTCGGCTCGTCTAAACCCGAAGTTAGTATCTTTTTGAAAAACAAAGAAAAAGAAAGGGGTTGAGCCTGCGCCTTCGTTGGGGTTGATTGAGTTGGCTTTTAAGGCATGACATCGTACTTGAGTAGTAGCTGGGATGCCTAACGACGCATCAATTAAGAAACCAGAGCTCGGAGACTGCGTCGGTGCGTATGGGTTGCGGGAGTAACCCGCGGTACCAGACTCGTTCGTTAGTGGCTGTAATTGCCCGTCGAACTGCCTAACGCTAGGGACTGTAGCCGTGCCCTGCTGTCCAAGTCTATAATGAGAGTTATAGTTGTAGCAATTAACAGTATTTCCAGTGACTGCGTTATTACTAAGATTATTTGCGTCTAATATGGAATAAGTATAAGAAGAGGTTGGGTCAAAAACAACAAATAGCGGATAGTCAAAATACATAGGGCCGTTTGAGATAATTCCCAATCGCATACCCCTAGTTGTCGGGGCATTAAACCTAAAACGCTGTGTGTAGTACTGATTAGTAGGGCTATGCAAAGAGCCTGAGCCCGCTGTAGAGGATTCAAATATCATAGTGCTATAAGAACCAGAGCCGTGACTAAAAGTAAATGGAACAGAACCAGTTGACGGACCGCTTCCAGAAGAAGTTCCAGTTGAAAAATCAATCGGTTCATCCCACAACCCGCCCCAAACAAAGCCGGGGTCTTCCCCGCTTACATAGCTCGTATTACCGAATTGCCCAATAGTTGGCGTATTCCCAAGAAGTTGAGATCGTAACGTGGCTGTTCCATTTTCCCAGATATGCGGTCCGTTGATTGTCTGGGTCTGCCCAGCTGCAGCGAACCCAGTCATTGTTAAATTCATAACACCCTTTAAATCGTAGAATACTCCGGTAGTAGCTCCAACAGGCACTCCACTATGTTCAGGCAAATAGAGCCAGCCGTGAGCGCAAGTAGACCAAATCCCCAGCTCCTTCATGTTCAAAATGAGGGCGTTGACTTGAGTTTTACCCAATTCGCTTAACGGAGTGCCAACCTTGTTGAAATAGGTTACGGCATCCGCATCGTAAACTACGGGTTTAAATAGTGGGAGGGAGGGCATTTTACTAAGTCCTAATAGTCTCTTGCATTAGGTACATGTAATCTATGTAAAGGGTGAACCTCGATGTCCCAGAAATCCAAGATGTATTGTTTGTGGCGTGAAATCTCTCTCCGTTATTTGTCGTGCTCGGAATGTTTGTAGTATGTGTGGCGACTACTACATCATTTATATAAAAGGTAACAGAAGTTGTAGTTGCGTATATTTTAAGCTTTTGCCACCCAGAAGTAGAGGGAGCGATTCCGCTTGAGGTTGTAGTAGATGTAGAAGCAGCTCTTGTTACGCAATTTATTACAGAAGATTCACCGCATTTAAAATATATCCCGTAAGCTGGGTCAGTAGGGTATGCTAAATTGTTTGAAGGGAGTAAACCCATTAATATATTCGCAGAAGACGCTGGGCTTGGGTACTCATTAAAGTTAACAGTTGTCTCAAACGTAATAGGACCGCCCCATAAGTTTACTGTTATATTACTAAAGGAGAAACCGATTGCACCGTAAGCACCAGCCGCCGAATTACTACCAGTATGCAATCTGTAAATACCGCTTCTATAACCAAAACTTACATCAGAAGGCCAAACATTAACATTACCGGCGCCGCCTGAATTGGACGTGCACAAATTTGGGCTGGCAATAAAGTCTTCAAAGAATTCTGTTTGCCTGTAACTTACATTATAGCGAGGGCTATTTGTGGTCTGAACTAGATTCCCTTTGTAGATAGGCATCGCCTGCTCCTAACTAATTTCCGTAACACGAGCTGTCCCAGTCGTACCAAATATGCCAGTAACGGTACCAGTATACTTTTCAATCTCTAGGTAATCTCCAGAACCTATACGAACCGAGTAGTTTGCTGTGGTTGCAGTGCCGGCTCCGTACAAGAGATATAAGATCCCGGCGCCTTCATTGAAGACTGTCAGCAGCTTTCTTGCGCTATTCGAAGCCATCAAAACTAGCGAGGAGGTGCTTGTAAAAGTGGTAACAGTAGCTTGACCAACACTACCTCTGTCGCTGACAGGAATAGAGGATGCCCTAAGCTGTGTGTCTGTTACTGGACCAGAAACAGCAACCGCAACGCCACTACTTACTCCTTGTATCGACACAACGTCTACTCCTGGTGTCCCGGCCGTGCCAGTTGCCGCGTAAGTTAAAAGACTACCAGAGGGGTCTAGGATTTGAGCCTGAGCTTTAAGCGAGGAAGCTGTTGCTTGAGCCGCGGTAAAACTCCCCGAGCCGGTCACGGCGTGGGACGGAACAGAAGCTAAAGAAACTGGAATAACAGTCCCACCACTAATGCCCTGCACAGTCACCACGTCAGTGGCTGGCGTACCTGCGGTGCCCGTCATTGCGTAATCAACGACGGAACCAGCAGCATTTAATAGTTGAGCTTGAGCTTTTAACGAGGCGGCGGTGGCTTGGGTTGCGGTAATCGATCCATCAACAGTCAGCGAACCTCCGTTATCTGTTACGGGAGTAACGGGAGCGGATGCTAGAGAGACTGGCTGGGTCGCTTGCCAGAATGTCCCAGTAACTGGGTGCGAAGGCACTGAGGCCAGCGATACGGGTTGGGTAACTCCCGATCCATCCACAAGCAAGCGGGTTGAGCTTACTGTAAGGTTGGCGGGTAGTAAGGTTGTTAATCTTTGGAGAAGTCGCTTAAAGAGGCCATTTAACCCTACGTCTGAAGTATCAGTTGAGGCCGGAGAAGAATTTCTAGCTCCGATCCCTTCCTCGACGATTCCAGGGAACGGCCCTTTGTGCAAATACCAGTTATGAGTCCAAAGCCCCCCGCCACCAGTACCACTAGCACCAAGCCTAAAATACCTACCCACAATTGGGATAACAAATATCCCGCTACTTGTGCCTAGAATATCGCCCATTACTGTCCAATGAGCCTCATTCCCCGTAGATGAGCTACCAGCATTCGAGATATGCCTAAATACCACGCCTCCCTGCGTCCAATTTACATTATCATAAGACCATTGTATCGGCCTATTATACCCACCTCCTCCGCCAGAAATGTGCTGAACAAGATAGTCATACCCGCCACAATCAATACCAGTACTGGCTCCACCAGTATTTGTAAAAGATCCACTCGCAAAAGGCGGGTAGATAAGTGTAGTAATTCTCTGAAGAAGGCGTTTGAGTAGCCCGTTAATTCCAGAGGTTGAGGTGTCGGTGCTTGCGGCAGACTCGCTTGCTGAACCCACTGATAACGTCACTCCTGCATCGACAAGAAGTGCGCCCGAGATCCCTGCACTCATTGAGGCAGAAGTTAAACCACCAGATTGCGACCGACCAACAAGCTGAACTTGACTGGCGATTGGATAGCCAACGACTTCTGGTGCATATACGACATGGAACGTGTCTGAGTTTTGCATCCCAGTCGTATCCAAAGAGGCGGGGAAAGTTGCTGTAATTGAATAAAATTGGCCGTTATAGCTTGGCGACCCAAATGTGCATATTTTTTGGGGATCAACCGAGTTGTGGACAATTACTCCTCTAGTTGTATTGGTGATAAGCAGAAAGTTGCCAATGACTGGAGCGTTTGGAAAGTTGGCGATTGTGATTGTCTTAGTGCTTGCCGTGAAGCTGGTTACAGGGTGGTTAACTCCTGTCGTCGTAATCGCTGGTACCCCATTTTTGACACTGACAGGAACTGCGGTTGCTCGTAGCTCGGTGTCTGTTAAAGGCCCAGTAACGGCGTGAGAAGGAACCGTTGCTAGCGAGACGGGCTGAGTCGCTGGCAAATTCGTTACCGATACATTCAACCCAGCATTGGTGACGTTTACATTCTGAGTAGCCGGGAAAGTGACACTGATGTTCTCCAGGGCTGCCAGGCTGTTGGAATCTAGAGCAACGGTTCCGCTTACCGGAATCGGGTTGCCTGTGCTGTTGGTGACTTCAACCTCATTATTGACCGTAACCGGACCAGTAATGGTGGTAGAGCCAGTTTTAGCATCGATACTCTTTAAAAGATTATTAATCTTATGAAGAGACCTCCCCGAAGGGTCGGCTAGTTTCGGCTCGTCGCCTTCCGGGTAGAAAGCGGGCATGAGTTACTTACCTCAGACCTTTTTCGAGTGCATCCAAAAAGCTTACGTCGGAAGCGAGTTCAGGAGAACCAGTCTTGGCATCGCCACCGCCAGCTCCAGGAGTGGCGGCACGATACTCACCTAAAGCCTTCTTCAGGCCGGCAATCTCGCCCTGGCTCTTTTTAACGTAACCCTGGAACAACTGAACCATAAGAGGCATTGCTACCGCTTGGTAGGTCAAGGCTGCCCGGGTTTCGGTATCCAAGTCAGACTGCTCTACAAGCATGGCTTGTTCACGAAGTCCATCGACGCGGGCGTCCCACTCGGCGTTGCCAGTCTTTTTGAGAATCGGCACTTCCTGAGTAAAACGATTCCACATTTCGCTATAAGTAGTTGTGGTTTCTTCCTGAGCTTTCTTTTGAGCGAGCTCCTGCTGACGAGCCAACTCGACCTGCTGAGCGGCTTCACGCTTACTAATCTCATCCATTGCTTTTTCGGCGTTGGTTAGAATTAGATCTCGTTTGTTGTACAAAGAATTGAGTTCATCAACCCGACGACGCACATCAACTGCATCGATTGGGTCGAGACCTGTAAGCATTTCTTTGACCGCGGCTCTGCGTTGCGCGGGGTCATTAATTGCTGCGGCCCGAACGACGGCGTCAGCATCCATCTCGTACATCTTGGCCATCTCTTGAATGGTGTTGGTGGCCTCACGAATAGGCGCATCAATCGCAACCTTGTACTGCTTGGTGGCCTGTACGCGGGCTACGGAAAGCTCACTCTCGTACTCATCGCGCTCGGCTTTGAGGGTCTCGAGTTCTTTGCGAAGAATATCAAGCTGAGGAGAAGTCTCCTCACCTGAGTCCTCAACCTTGGTCGTCTCCTTGTTAATTTTAGCTTCAAGCGCGGCCAACTTGGCTTTGGTGTCACGGAGTTCGGTCGTAACTTTTGCAAAAGCTGTTTGAGCAGACTTGGTGGCCTCTTTTGGAAGTTCAGGAGTAGCTTCTTCCTTTGCAGCCTCGGGCTCTTTTCCAATCGCTTCGAGCACGTCATCCGGAATATCGAGCTTGTTCTCTAAAACCTTGGCAGGTGTTGCCTCAGCCTTCGCCTCTGTTTTTGCGGGCTCGGCTTTAACAGCCTCAGGAGCTGCGACAGTTTTAGGTTCGGGAGTTGTTGGAGCCTCTGCTTGAGGAGCCGCGGGAGTATCCAGCGCGACGTTTAATGCATCCAATAATCCAAGCTCAGGAGCGGGTGTGCTCATTAGTTATTTTTTCCTTTGTTTTCAGTCCAGGGTTCCGGCAACACTGCCGGCTGCTCCGCCAAATTGGTCAAAGCCCCAAAGTTTCTGAGACAGTCATAAAATCCTTCGCGCCGTGCGTTTTGAAGAGCGCCCCACAAGGCAATGTCCGCGCCCTGCGGAACCGGCATAGCTTTAGGCAACGCAAAATCCACAAGCACTTCGAAAGCTTTTGATAATGCGGGGTGCTTGAGCAGTTCTCTTAATTCTAGTTGAAGGTCTTCCCTTTTACGCCATTCGTCGATAGTCATCATATATATCTTATTGACAGACTTGTGCCATTATGGCAAGCACAAAATATTACGAGTTTCTGATCTTGCTGGCGATTTCAGCATCACGCAAAGCCATCTTCTGTTGGTGATCCGCCAGCTTGATTTGCTGATCAACCTTCGCTTCTTCAACTCGCATCTGCATGTTAATTTGGTGATCTTGAAGTTTCGCGGCCGTGTTGGGGTCGATACCGCCCTGCCCTCCACCCCGCCTGGCCATTGCTTCTTGTTGTTTGCGCATATTCTCTTGCTCGGCCCGCATATTGTTTTCCAAAGCCACAATAGCTTCACGCATCAAGTTCAGCATTTCGTTGTACTGCCCAATCTCAATCTTGCGGGTCGGATCTCCGGCGATCTGCTGGAGGTGCTGTATTGAGTGCTGGTAGTTCAGAGAAAGATACGCCAAAGCCATGTCGGGCTTGGCGATGCCTTGAGCGGTAGCGTCGAGCATCCCGCGGGCGTCAGCCAAGTGAACACGAATATGAACCGAGTGGTTCTCGGTAGGCATAACAGAAATAGGACGTCCGTCTTGGAACTGGGCGTTTTCGAGCTCGGCAATCTTGGCGTCGGTCGGCAAACGTTCCTTGAGTTTCCCGGCGGGGAGATACCGATCAACCTGGTCGTAGCCGACACGAGCGGCAACACGATCACGGATAAGATTTTGCTGACCTACTTCGTCGAATCGAGGAAGGAGTTGGATAAATTCGTTGAAGGCCAAGATACGAGCGCCGCTAGATCCGTAACCAACGGCACGAACTGGGATGACATCGTGAACGTCGAGAACAGCTTTCCAAGGCACGCCACGCTGTTCGAGCCTAGAGCGGAACTTTGCATAACCTTCGTAGCCGGCGTCGCCAGGCTGCCAGGTATCTTTTTGTAAACGCTTGAAGCTTTCTTTAAGGAGCTTGCCCCAGGTCACATAAAACAAATTGATGCTGGCGGTGGTGAGAACAGATTCGTTCGCCAGCTGAGCCTGAACCTCGGTTGCTGTTCTTTCCTTGCTCCCCTGCACCTGCTGGTGAGATCGGTAGCTCCCCGTGTTCGCCTGGCGGGTCATGGAGAGTTCCTGAACAACCGGCATTACGCTGTTGTTGTAGTTGGGGAACTGAGTCGATACGACCTCAAGATTCGGAGGAAGGAATGAAATAGGTCCTGCAAATGCGAGAGACAGGCGACTCACGTCCTCTGCAGTTTTGGGCTGAAGAACCAAGCTGGTCGACATCATCGAGCCGTCGACCATCGCGCAACGGAGACGATTGCTTACCTGGATGTGAGGGAAGATTTTGTAACCCAAGCCACGGATTGAATGGTAGGTGCCGTTCCCAACGCCAAAGGTAAATATGTTGAAAGCTTCTGAGGCTTTCTTGAATCGACTCTCCTTCTTATACAAGAAGTCAGTATTAGATCCGTCACGCAGTCCAATGTAGTGACTGACTGTGCCGTCGTATTCACGTACGTAATAGTGATTCACCCGAATCTCCCCAGCGCGAGCGTAGGAGTGGTATAGATCGTTGTTTTTAAACTCCCGCTCTAGTTCTTCCCAGCTCTGGTCGCCGGGGCGGTTATTTTTGTGAAGTGCAGCTAGAGCCTTGCGAACTTCCTCCACATTCCAGCCAGCTTCCTTGGCAGCCTTGGGATTCTTGATGAAATTGTAAAGCTCGTGAGACAGATAAACCCTGCGAGCTACGGCAAACTCAATTCGATCTTCTGTGGCCTGCGTGCCCCGTGGAATAAGAAAATCGCCAATCCCGCAAACACGCCAGCGCCAATCTTTATCGTTCTCGAAGAAAGTAACTCCGAGACCTTGTGAAATAAAGTGATGCGCCAGCAGTTGGAAATTAAAATGAAATTGATCCCACTCAACCAAAGTCTTGTGGAACTCCTCAGAGATTGCTCCTGCCCAGTTCTGTCTTTCGCTCTCGTCGCCGAACGTAGTCTTAACTTCGACTAGCTTCTCTACGCCGTTAACCAAATCGGTGTAAGCGGCAAGTGCGTTCTCAAGATCGGCCGCAGCCTCACCAAAGTTTAAATTGGCGCGATACGCCTGACCCATACTGCGAAGCGTGTTCGGGTTGTAGGGTGGATCTCCATCGAACATCGCTTGGACCTTACTGCGGTCCTGGTCAGCGTGCGCATCCGACTCTCTCAGCGTAGTATAAATACTGTGAGCCGACTTGGCGTCTTTAAGACGTGCCTTTGGCGGGGCTCCTGTTTCGCTGATATTCTCGAGTAAGATGTCCACGTGAACGACTATTCTGTCTACTGTCAGTTAAAAGTCAATAATTTAACACAGGGTCTTTGTTGGTGTCGATCACACGATCCAGCCGGCGAGCCTGCTCTTGCCAGCCCCCACTCTTCCTCGCCATCACCGTTCCGCCAGCCATTGCTCCGACTCGTACCCTAATACACTCCAACCCAACAAAAGCTGCGTCTGCCAAATCGGGACTCTTCCCCACCCGCGACTTGTAATCTCGCTTGGACTCTACGACCAGCTTACCCCCCGCCATCGTCGTGTATTTCCTACTGGTTAGTTCCCTGGCCAGCTCAGGAATCACACCCTTCAACTGGCCTGACCGCATAAACTCAACGCCACCGAACCAAAGCTCGGTAACCTTGTTCCCGTATTTGTCCTTGGCCTCCACCATGGAGCTTGAGCTGATCGGCAGAGTGCTGGGCTTTTCTCCGAACTTCACCCGCAAGATTCGTGGAGACCACGTCTCGGAGATAATATCGCAAAGCGGATCTCCCGCACCGGTGGCGTCGACCGCCAGATATTCCGGGGGCACTCCTTGCTTTTGGCATTCGGCCATAACTTGCCGAGCCACCTGAAAGTTTCTGGGCTGCGGGTCGTTTACGTTTTCTCTGATGATAGTGAAATCTTTAAAGTTCACAGTAGGTCCAGCTTCTTCAGTCCGTCCGTACTCCAAGAAATACAGCACCGTTCTGTCTCCGCCGTTGGTAAACGAAGGATCGAGTCCAGCGACTACCTTGGGTGGCTCAATCCACTTAGGAGCTTTATCGACCTCGAACTTGCGGAAGTCTGCTTCCGAGTAAATAGACTCCTCGGCTCCACCAGGAGCTGGGAAGGAACGGATGAATCGCCAAAAGGAAATACTGTGCTCGCCGTCGTGGTCTTCGGCGTGCCGTAGTTGTTTTGTTGTGAGCAAGAACGGCCAAGCGTCGTCATGATCAAGATTAGGTGTCTTGGCCCCGTCCAGGTGAAGGCACAAACCCAGCTTAGTCTTCCACTCCTCCTGATCTACCGTGACCGAGTTCCATCCGCCGACAGGAGTGGCGAACATACCGAAGGGGTCGTACTGACTGGAAAAGTTACCCAGGGCGATGCACTGGAACGTAGGGTTAGCGTTTAGATTGGAGATAGCTTCAAAGACCGAGTTGGTCACGTCGGTGGCCTCGTCGATGATAAGGAACACCCGCTGGTTCTTAAGACCGATAAGTTTGGCCGTGGCCTCCTTCTCTTTGTCAGGGCTGGACGGCACCAGGGTTATGGAAGATCGATCGCTGGACTCCCCTTCCGTCAAAATAATCTTACCCATGGAGTCTATCAATTTCCCAGGAAAGCCTGGAACCTGCAAAAATCGCTCACGGATGCCTCCCCAAAGGCGTTTACGAGCTTCCCGGATAGATGTGCTGGTAACTAGGACAAGGGTCTCGTGGGGAGCACATAGCCAGTTCACCAACCCCCACATGGCAAAGGTCGCCGTCTTCCCGCTGGACTTGGGGCCGGAGATAGCAAGGTAGTCCTGCTCGCAAGCGGCCTGGATCATCCGCTCCGCCCAAGGGTGCCAGCAGAACCCGGCTTTGTTCCTAGTTTTGTGGTAAGGCCACAGAATCTCCACAACGTTTTTGAAATGCTGAAACTTGCCCAAACCTCCCGTTTCGGGGGTCAGCCCAAGCTTGAAAGCCATAAGCTCAATTTCGAGTTTTCCGGCCCCATCTGGCCATACCTTTCCATACAAAGTCGTTGGCATCAGACATTAATTGTCAGTAATCGAGAATTTGTCAATACAAATTTTTAAGGGGTCATTCACTCAAGCTACTGTATTTCAACTACTTAAATTGGAGCCGGCTGTCGGATTTGAACCGACGACCAGCGGTTTACAAAACCATTGACTGTCAGTAACTTGTACACGATTTGTCTAGGCTTTTGTTGAGTAAAAACGACTTACAGTTGACACTAATGACGAGCGAGCGGTCATAAAATGTACAACTTTTCCTTGACGACAGACATTAATTGTCAGTAATGTTTCGATTCAGCATGAAAAAAGAATTTAAGCCGATCGAGATCCAAGATGGATTCGCCAATGTTAAAATATATCAGTGCGTCAACAATAAGAATTATTTGACGTACATGGTTACGTGGTGGGCCGAGGGGAAAAGACAACGTCGAGCAATTGCAGAACTTACCGAAGCAAAGCGCGAGGCTCGTAGAATTGCCAGAGACTTGGCTGACGGAAGAGCTTCGATGGTGGCCGTATCAAATAAAGAGCTGATTTATTTTAGGGACCTAGAAAAAAAGATGGGTGGTACTCCCCTGAGTGAGGCAGTCAACCTGTGGTTGAGAACCAGTGATAACAAACTACCAAAGATCACGGTTAGTGAAATTTTGAAGGAAATGCTCAACATCAAGCTGAACGATACCTTTATTGAAAAGCGGCAGAAACAAACTCTCCAGGTTCGTTGGGGTAAGTTTGAGAGGGTTTTTGGTGGCCGAGTTATCTCAACAATCAAGGCCAAGGAATTGGATTCATTCTTGGCCAACCCGGAATGGCAGCCAAGAACTCGACAGCACTACCGCGGAGCCATCAGCATGATTTTTGACTACGCCAAGAGGAAGGACTACTTGGAACCAGATAAGGATCACCAAGCTGAAAAGACTGAAAGTATCCGGGTTAATGACGCTAAATTGGAAAGTTGGTCCGTCGAGGACATGCGTCTAATTTTAAAACACGCCCCAAAAAGGATTATACCATGGGTTGTTTTGGGTGCTTTTGCGGGGGTGAGATCGTCCGAAATAGAGAGAATGAACTGGGAAGACCTCGACTGGTCTAGCAATTTGATTTTAATTAAAGGAAAGCTTGTAGGTGGTTCTAAATCAAGAGCTAACAACGATAGAACTATTGCAATGACCGACAACCTAAAAGCTTGGCTTAGCCCTTTTAGGCTATATAAAGGAAATATACTCAAAAGCCTTGGATCGGGTGAAATTAATAAAGACCTGTATGCTTGGCTTGAAGATTTAATTCACAAAATCCAAAAGGAAAAACCGCTTTTTACTTGGAAACAAAACGCAAATCGTCACAGCTTTGCTACCTACTACTTAGCTATGACAGGAGATGCTTCAACAACTGCACTGGCGATGGGCAATAGCCCGACAATGGTGCTACGTAGGTACAAGACCATCCAGGTGGATGGAAAAACAGTGACCCGGACTATGGCGGAGAGGTACTTCGCAATTCTTCCGGGTCAAGGAGGGACAAATGAAAGAACAGCAGGAGAGGAGTCACGAAAGATCGAGTAACCAAACAGTAAAAACAATAAGCTTACCTAAGCACATGGCAAAATTCCTCGAAGAGGAAAGCCGGCGAATAGGGGTAAACAACGTTTCAGGATTGGTCAGAATGGTTTTGGCACAGTACATCGATGCGCAGGGTAGAAAAACGCTTAAAAGGTGATTTTGCACCAAAAGGATAAGACGGAGTAAGGATTAACATTAACGAGTCATAAATGAAGTCTTATCAAAAAGAAGGTTCCCGCAAAAAACACATCTAGTTTTTAATTTGGATTGACTGCCGTAAGACGGCGTGTTTAGATGTAACACACCGTATGAATCTGATATTGGAAGCTCAGTCTTTTAAAGTCGCAGTCACTCCTTCCAACAAACTTCACATTGTCGTTGAGAATGTAAATCCATCTGAAGTAAGCAAACAAATCCCAGAAAAGATTTATTCCGTAAAAGAAGCAGCCTCTCGGCTTCATGTTGGCGACCGCACAATTCGTCGTTACTTAAACAACAAACGTCATCCCCTCCCTCACTCGAAAGCTGGTGGAATTATCCGCATTTGTGAGTCGGATATCCAGGCGTGGCTCGCGAATGATAAATTCGGAGTCGCACGTGAATAGTCGTGCCAAGGGTTGTGTCGGTGAGCGTGAGTGGAGAGACGAAGTCAAAAAGCGTGGCTACACCGCAAGGCGTGGCCAGCAGTTCTCTGGGAATCCGGATGCACCCGACGTCATTTCCGAACTCCCATTCCATTTCGAAGTCAAAAGGGTGCAGGCCCTTAACGTCGGAAAAGCTGTTGAACAAGCGGTACGAGACTGCGGAGGAAAACCCATCGCAGTGGCGCACCGTAAAAACAATTCACCCTGGCTCGTGACCATGACCGCGGATTCTTGGTTCGAGCTGGTAACTAAAGTGCATCCGCCCCGTGGAGAAGAAATAAAATGACAGTTGGAGAACTGTTGGAAAAGCTGCAAAAGGTAAGCCCCCACCTCGACATCTGCGTCGATGTGGATTCGGACTGCTTCGATATCCAGGAAGTTCAGGTCTGGCGAAGTGGAAGTGATGATCCTGAAGGTTCGTTTGTATCGTTGATCATCGAAACTTGAATCTTTTTCCTTGGCAGAAGGAAAACGCGTCCCAGTTGATGGACGCCCTGATCAACAACCGCGTGGCGTTGGACGCTAGCGATTGTGGGACAGGAAAAACGGTCACGGCGACCTTTGTCGCAAAGCAAATGAATATGCCCGTGGGAGTGATATGTCCCAAAGCGGTCATACCTTCCTGGAAGCATTGGCTCAAAGAAGCTGGCGTCGAACCTCTGTTCGTCATCAACTACGAAAAACTCCGAACCGGAAAAAAGCACGGCAAGTGGGTTGCCAAGAAATGGCAGTGGGATCTCCCCTCCTCTACCCTTCTGATTTTTGACGAGGTTCATAAGTGCAAAGGATACAGCAGTCAGAACGGTAAGATCTTGGGTGCGTCTAAAGCCGATCATACCGTATTGATGCTCTCAGCTACGGCTGCTCAGAACCCCCTGGATATGCGCTGGACGGGCGACCTTCTAGGTATTCACACCGGGGTAAACTACTGGGGTTGGCTTAAGACCATGAAGGTAGCTCAAGCCCCCTGGGGCGGCTTCCAATACTACGGAGGCAAAGAAGGTCTTCTCCAGATTCACGCACATATCTTCCCCAAGCGTGGCGTACGTACTCGCGTGGAAGAGCTGGGTGATGCCTTCCCTCAAAACAATGTTATGTCCGAGGTCTTCGATATTGATGACCGCATTGGCAAGCTCTACGGCCAAATGGAGGCCGAGCTGGCGGCCTTGGCAGAGGCTAAGTCCAACGATTTCGACCCATCTGAGCCCCGTACAAGGCTATTAAGACTCCGCCAGGAGGTTGAACTACTGCGAGTGCCCGTACTTACCGAGATGGCGAAGGAGCATGTTGAGGCTGGATGCAGTGTCGTGATCTTTACCAATTTCATGCAGACCTGCCGGACGCTTATGGAGCGTTTAAATGCCCCTGCAATTCACGGAGAGCAAAGCGCAGAAGAGCGTCAGGAAGCAATCGACAAGTTTCAAGCGAACAAAGAACACGTAATCATCGTGCAAATTCAAGCCGGCGGTGTTGGACTCTCGCTTCACGATTTACACGGCCGTCCTCGAGTGAGTTTGGTGTGTCCGACGTACTCGGCGATTGATTTAAAACAAGCTCTCGGTCGCATCGCACGCACCGGATCGAAGAGTCATTGCAGACAATATTTAGTTTACGCCGCAAATTCAGTCGAAGAACAAGTCGCACGTAAAACAAAATCCAAAATTCGTGAAATTGACTTGCTTAATGACGGCGATCTGGTAGTAACTTTGCCCTCATGAGTACTACTGACAATCACGCTAGCTACTCACCGAGCAGCCTCAAGTACTTTGAGCTCTGTCCCTGCTATCAAAAAGACAATTCTGGTGAAGTTCATCCAGTAACTCTCCGCGGAACTGCGATGCACAAAGCGTGTGAGACCGGCGAGATGGAAGGTCTCGACTCCACTGAAAAAGCTCTCGTCCACAAATGTCTTTCATTCGTCGAATCAGCCAAAGCTGAGTACACGGAAAAGAATTCCAAGTTCATGGACTTGTCTGAGCAGAAGCTCGATGTGTTTGACCAATGGGGTTACGTCGATCGCTTTTTCATTTGTGCAGATGAGGCTGCGATGTTCGATTTCAAATTTGGTTTTAACCCCGTTGACCCAGCGGAGACCAACCCGCAGATGTGGGCGTACGCAATCGGCGTCTTTAAGAAGTATCCGTACGTAAAGAATCTCAAGCTCCACATTCTCCAACCCCGCTTGGATTACGTGGACTCGGCTTCATTCACCAGAGACGGAGATCTCCCCAAGATGAACGCCAGAATCAAGGGCATCATCGAACGGGCTAGGAATAATACCCCGGATATGGCCCGCCCCGGTGACCAGTGCATTTACTGCTCCCGTATCGCGACCTGTGACGCAGTCCAGGCTATGTCCCTTTCTCTGGCCAAGTCTTATGACCTGGCTCACGACGCTCAACTTCCCGATCTCTTCCACCCAAGCCAACTAGCCACACCGGAAAAACGATCACAGGCACAACGCCTCGTACCGGTGCTGGAAGCTTGGTGCGGTTCCGTACGCAAACACAACGTTGAGTACGCGAAGGAAGGAAACGAGATCCCTGGATATGGTCTTACGGCCGTCCAGGGGGCAAGAAAGATCACGGACGCCAACAAGGCGTACGATTTGGTCAAAGACAAGATCTCGACGGCTGAATTTATGGAAGCCGTCACAGTCAACTTCAAGGAGCTAGCTGATCAAGTCGCCAGCAAGGCTCCTCGGGGCACAAAACAAGAAGAACGCGACAACCTTGAGGACAAACTCACCGAAGCGAACGCCCTGACGCGAGGAAGCGAGTCCTATCAACTAAGAAAAATAAAGGATAAACAATGAAAACTACGTTCCCTAAAGAACAAAAAGCAAAAGTAGAAGCAAAACCAGAAACAGTAACCGAATCGAGCAAGGCACTGACGGAGGTTGTCGAACAGCCCCTCACCTTGACCACCAACGCCGGCATGGAGGGAGAATTTAACGTCTCCGACTTCCAAATCCCCCGGCTCAACATCGCCAACAAGACTGGCGAACTCTCCAACGACTTCCCTCCCGGCAGCATCGTCTTCCGGAAAGAGGTATCCGTTGGGAACCAGAAGTCTCCTGCCAAATTGACGATCATCCGCATGGCAAAAAAGTACATGCAGAGGATTCCCTACGGCACGGAAGAACGTCCGAAAATCTTTAACACGGCAGCCGACGTGCGTACTGCAGGCGGCACCACCGACATCACTGAGGGTGATATGGATATCTACGATCCTATCCTAATCCTCACGATGGCGGTCCAAAGCCCCGAAGGCGCACATCCCCTGTTCGCCTTTGAGAAAGACGGAGCCCACTACGCTCTGGCGCAGATGATCCTAGCCAAGAGCGCGTACAACAATGCGGGCAAGCAGTTGATCACGGAAGCCACCACAGCTCTCCGCGAGAAACTCTCTGGCGGCAAGTACGAGTTGGTAACTCAACTTCGCTCCAACACGATGGGCAGCTGGTTCACGCCAGTTTTCCGTTTGGTCGGCAAGAACACCCCTGAAACCACCGCGTGGTTTGACGGGTTGATCTAAAGAATTGGGATTTGGCCATGGTGTTACGGGAGATCCGTGAACAGCGCGTCACCTCTGTGCTTTTGAAACAGCCAAGTTCCTATCCCCTTCCCGACGAAATTGCCATGAATGCGTCCAAAGAGATCGTTCATGTGATGACACGGGGCGGGAAATCAAAAACAGGTTCAACAAAATCAGGTCCCGGGCAATGGTTTACCCGGGATTCGATCCGATATTCTGCGGATCGAGCAGTGAGCCATATGGCCACCGCAATGATGATGTTGGACGGGAATAAAAAAGAGGACAAAGAGGGCATCGTCGGGCACCTACAGAGAGCTTTATGCAGGGCCGCGATGGTTCTTTATAAAATAAGAAAGGGTCAGAAAAAATGAAAGCTAAGAGTAAGGTAACAATTTACAACAGAAAGACGGGGAAAGATGTAGGTCAAATCAAGGTTTTGGACGTAAGGGAGTCTGATACCGTCGAGATCGATCTTCAGATGGAAGACGATGTGTATGACCAGTTTGTCTATTTCGGAAAGAAAGATGCTACGAAGGACGATTTTTTCAGCATCGCCTTCAAAAAGATGCTGGCCGAGACAATTCAAGATTTAAAGAAAAAGAAGAAATGGGGGCACAATGATTAATACCTTTTTGATGAGTATCTTTCTCTGGCTAGCTCAACGCTGGTTTGGGTTTACCGACATCTACTGCCCGAATGATCAGGTAGAAGCGATCATCTTTGCGGTAGACAAAAAGCAACATCAGGACGCCATAAGGTCTGCCGCCAAATTCATATATGAAATCAAAGAAGAAAGAACAGGCTTCGGCGTTTGACGTCGAAGTACCTGAATTATCTAAACGGAATAACTACGGATATCCCATATGGACGAAATTAGAAATACAGCGAATGAAGCTCCAAATCGAGAAGTCGAAATTGGAGAAGAAGTAGCCGACGTCTTTAACCCAATCTTTATGAGAACATCAGAACAAATACTCGAGCTCGGTCTCCGGCAAATGCGCGAGGAGAACGAATCCCTATCAACAGAGAACCGTCGTCTTAAAGACGAGATACGGACTCTCATCGAGCAAGCCCGCCGTGCCGGGTTTGTAGGTGCTACCAAAGACAAGCATCCGTGAGCCAACTGGAATTCCCATTTATGAAAGACCTTTACCCAACTACCGAAGCAACTACCCAGGGTACAACCACAACCGTGAATTACACCTTTGGTGCTGCGATTGAAAGCGTAAGCACCACAACTCACACAACGAAAGGAAACTCAGAATGAGCGTAGACGTAAGAGTACGCATCTCAGCGGTCGAGGGTGAACTCAAGTTTGAAGTTCACACTGATCACATGGATGCACAACCGGTCGAAAAGACGGTGGCTGAGGAACTCAAGGGCCTCACCTGCCGGATGCTTGACCTATATCTCGAAACCCTCAAGGAACCCAAAGAAGAAATCCAAGCCGAATGCGAAACATTGCCATCGATTTCGAGTCCTACTACGACAACGAGCTGAGCATTAAAACGCTCGGCCAGTGGCACTACCTACGCGATCCGCGTGGGGAGATCTACATGGTGTCGATGGTTGGTGACGGTATTGAGCCGTATTGCGGTCCCGTGGACAAAGCTCCTTGGGACAAGATCGACGGCTGCCGGTGGATTGCGCACAACTACAGCTTCGACGGAGCCTGTGTTGAGGCTCTTGGTGACCGAATCAAGTCGAAGCCCGCGGATTTCTTCTGCACGGCCAATCTTGCGGCTTACCTTGGGTCTCCTAGGGATCTCGAGGGCGCCTGCACGAACCTCCTTGGTAAGGAGATTTCGAAGGATCCTCGTAAAAAGATGAAGGGCAAGAAGTGGTCTGATATCGTCAATACTGAGTTCGCAGAAGAGATGACGCAATACGCTTTGTCTGACTCCGTGAGTTGTTTAGAGCTCTACAAGAAGTACGGATCGGAGATGCCGGAAATCGAGCGCAAGTTATCCAAGCATACGATTGAGATGGCGTGGAAGGGTTTTGCGATTGACCAACCCTTGGTTAAGGACGGCATCAAGAAGCTAGATAAAATCAAGTGGGAAGCAGAACAGAAGCTCCCCTGGATGGACAAAGGAGATGGCGTTGTTCTCTCCATCAAGAATTTCAGGGCCGAGTGTATCAACCAAGGTATCCCCTGGCCTGATTCTCTTTCAGAAGATTCGGAAGAGTGTGCGGTATGGGAAAAGAAATACGGTGACAAGGTTCCCTTTGTTGCCGCCATGCGGGATTGGAGAAAATCCAATTCCTACTTGGTCAAGATGAAGGTGCTCGATTCTCGTGTGCGTCCAGATATGACGGCGTCTTACGGCATGAAGTTCTTTGGGGCACATACAGGTCGGTTTAGTGGAGATAGCCGCTTTAACGTCCAGAATCTGCCCAGGGAGCCACATTTCGGAGTCGATATGCGGGGCTGTATCATTCCTCGCCCAGGCAAGAAGTTCATCGTTTGCGATCTTTCCCAGATTGAGCCCAGGGTTCTGGCTTGGTTGTCCGGGAATACAACCCTCCTAGAGGCCGTCCGTAACGGATATGGCATCTACGAAGCCTTTGCCATCTCAGCCAATCTCTGGAACGGAGAAAAAGGAACACTTAAGAAAACCAATACAGCCATGTACCAGCTTGCCAAGGCAATGGTGCTGGGTCTTGGGTACGGCGCAGGAGCCAAGAAATTCGCCTACATGGCCAACACAGCATACGGCCTGGAGATCGACGAAGCACAAGCGGCAAACATTGTTAGAACATACCGATCCAAGAATCACCACGTCGTCAATTTCTGGAAGAAGTTAGAGACGGCTTACAAACAATCCAAAGCAGACGGACAATACGAGATCGAGCTTCCCTCCTGGAGAAGCCTCAGATACCGCAACATCCGCACACAAAACCTCGCAAGCGGATACGCGGGATACACAGCTCAGACCGTCATGGGTGGTCCTCACGTCAATTTCTACGGTGGGAACTTATGTAATAACACCGTTCAGGCAACAGCCCGGGATGTCATGGCCGAATGCATCCTACGACTCGAAAAGGCTGGCCTACCCCTTGTCCTTCACGTTCACGACGAAGCCGTTGTGGAGGTCGACAAGGATGTGAAACCAAAAGATGTGGAAATGTTGATGTCGGTAACCCCGGACTGGTTACAAGGCTGCCCGGTCGCAGCCGAGGCCGTGGAAACCGACAGATACGTTAAATAGGAGTAAATAAAATGGATAACGCGAGGTACATAGTGTTGAGAGACGGTTCAAGAGTGTCCGATAGGACGCACCGGAGCAAATTGGATGCACAAGTCGAGGCTGATTACTGGCACGATATTGTCAGGAGGTGGCCGGACGGGTCTGTAATCCGAATCGAAACCATATTCTTTAAAAGCCGGGAGTAAGGCCATGAGTCTTTACGCCCTGAAGAACCTGGCTTCCCTGGAGGTCACTCCAGTCGACGCCTGGCTTCATACAACCCCACTACCCAACATGACCAAGGAGGAGTTTTCCTCCTGGTCTACCAACCCCTCGACGGACTGGCTGTTTGTGTCCGGCTTTGAGGGTCGTGCGCCCAACCTCCGGGTCTCCCGTGAGAACCAGGCGGTCAAGATGCACGCCCTTGTAGCTGACTACGACGCCCAGATTACAGCTGAGGAAATGCTTGAGGGTCTAACCCGTCGCTCAAAAGCCGGGATGAAACCCGCCTACGCTCACCGAACAATTAGTGGTGGGGTAAGAGTTATCTGGCTGTTTGAGAAACCCGTAGCCATCGCACCTGGGATATTTGATCCCTTCATCACTCGTCTGATGAAGGAGCTCAATGTCCGTAAGCTGTTCCCTGGACTGGATGACAACATCCGTAAGCCAGAACAGTACTACGCCTGGAATCCTCCAGCCACCGAGGTAAGCGATAACCGAGTTAAGTTTGATACCCTCTGTGCTCTTCTAGCTTCAGCCTTCGATGCTTCTCACCGCTACCGTGGTGAGGGAGATACCGAGATCCCCGTTGAGAAGATCAAGGAACGGGTTGAAAGCCTGTTTCCTGGTCGACTCCGTGGAACGCTAGATATTAACGGGCGTTGTAACGCTTTTTGGTCTCCGGATTCTACCAATCCGTCGGCTTGTATCGTTACGGCAACCGGGATGGTCTCATTCTCGCAGGATCGGGCGTTTTATCCGTGGGCAGATATCTTGGGTGCGGATTGGGTCGATGAATTTAACAACACTCGTCTGGGCGGACCTCTGGGTTCGTACTGGTACGACGGAAGTAAGTATTGGCGCCGCGATATGGAAGGCAGTTGGAGAGACGCACCCTCAGAGACAGCTCGCAAGGATATTGCAGGCTTGTTCGGTTTAAGTCTCACCAGCGATGCCCGAGGAGATATGTCGGAGACCGACGAAGCCATGCTTCGCATTCGGGAAAACCGACGTGTCGATGCCACCGGCCCCGTGCTCTACAGCCATGAGGAGCTCGTGCGATTTGGCAGTCGATGCATCCTCAACACCTCCAGGGTAAAAGTGATGCCGCCCAGCAACACTCCTGGAGAGTGGGGCGAGCACTTCCCTTGGACAGCGAGTCTGTTGGATGAGTTCTTTGATCCGTCTGACAGTCTCCAGTACTTCCTGGCCTGGCTGAAACGGTTCTATACCACAGCCAGCGCCGGGGCCCCTGCTCAGGGACAAGCGGTATTTATTGCGGGACCAGTGGAGCAGGGGAAGACCCTAATCGGCACCAAGATCGTGGCGGCACTTATGGGTGGAGGTTGCGATGCCTCCTCTCACATCAGTGGTGGGGATCAGTTCAATAACGAGCTCTTCGAAGTCGGCGTGCTCAACATTGACGATACCGTCGCTTCGACCAGCTACGAGAAGCATCTCCTCTTCACCAACTCGATCAAGAAGTTCGTCGCCAACACTCAGCACCGCCACCGTGCGATGCGGGAGAATCCAACGACGATCAACTGGATCGGGCGGATCATCTTCACGCTGAATGATGACCCCGAATCGATGAGGGCGATCCCCTACACCGACACCTCCATCCTGGACAAGATCATGCTCTTCAAAGCGAGGCACCGGAAGTTCCCCTTCCCTCCCCGCCAGGAGATCGATCGGATCTTAGCCAGAGAGTTGCCCAACTTTGCCCGCTGGCTCCTGGACTGGACGCCGGCGTCGCATCTGGAAGGCACCAACCGGTTCGGCGTAACGAATTATCATCACCCCGACATTTTGGAAGATACGAGAACAACCCACCCTAACCACGCTTTCTCCGAACTCCTCGATAAGTACCTCATCAATTACAAAATCGCGGCGAACGGGAAAAACCCAAAACAGTGGGTTGGTTCAGCGACCGACCTACTCAACAACATGCTTAATGATGCCGAACTCGAAAAGCTCGCGCGTCATTACGTTTCAAGTCCGGACCGCATGGGTCAGAGATTGGCCAAAATTATGGCCATCCGGCCCGAGCAGGTTATCCGGCGCAAATCAGGAGGAAAAATAACATGGGAAATCAATCTGGAGTAATCGAGCCACAGAGATCGGTGGCACCACTATTCAGCACCCCGCTGTTCATCTCGCAGCTGGGACAACCCGATAGCCAATCTGTCGCGGTCGTTAAACAGGCGGATATGCGTCGCGTTAAAGCCAACAACGGATGGGCTTCCGTCGACACCAGGATCCTGGACGTCCCGGACATGCAGTATCTGAAGGCATCCATCCTCCGGGAGATCAGCGCGTATGCGTTTGAAGCTCTCGGCCTAAAGAGAAAGTACCAGTTCCAAATTACCAACTCTTGGGTCATGAAACATCAGAAGGGCGACTTTGCCCACGGCCACGCACACGAGAACTCACTGATCTCGGGTGTCTACTATGTAGAGACGTACGAGAACAGCGGTCCAATCCTGTTCTCCAAGTCCTACAAAGACTTCAACTTATTCCCTGCCTTCTTCGGCTGGGAGTTTGAGAAGAGAGACATCCTGAATGCAGACGTGTGGCCTGTGCTGCCCAAGAACGGAATGTTGGTTCTGTTCCCCTCTCACCTGTCGCATCACGTGGAACCGAGTCAGGCAGACGCCGACCGCTACTGCATCGCCTTCAACGTGTTTGTGAAAGGTAAGTTCGGCTCAGAAGAAACCTTCAGTGCCCTGGAGATTCTATGAAGGGTCTGCTTATTTGCGCCACTGTCGTCGTTTTCCTGGTGATCGTACCGGTGTTCGTCGCTTTTGGATTGTGGTTTAAGGACCGCAAAGACGAAGAGCGGAAAGGGTATTGGGACCCAGAATGAGAAAGAAAAAACGAATCCGAAACATCACGGTTCGAAAACCGTGGTACGTCGAAAACAAGTTTGGCGTGTGGAAAACCTCCCCTTTTGGGGTTTGTGAAAGAGTCCGGCAACAACGTCCTGGCTTTTTTACCCGCCTATTGAGGTGGTTTTTGGAGCAGTTAAACTAACTCGATGACGCTGGATCAGATCAAAGGTTTCTCCAATTCCGTATCCACTTGGATCATTAACGGAATGAAGACGGCTACGGATGAACAGCGTGCTGCGAGATATGCCATCTGTCAGGCGTGTCCAAACTTCGATCAGCGAGTATTCGGAGGTCATGGAGTTTGCAAGATTTGTGGGTGCAATATGCGTACCAAAACTGTGTTCCCCCACGAGAAATGTCCCATTGATAAATGGGGAAAGGTTTAACCATGCCGCTAGGTAAAAGAGATTACGCCAAGGAATACCGGGAGTATCACGGTAAGCCTGATCAACTCAAACGTCGTGCTGGTCGTAACGCTGCTCGTCGATCGATGACTAAACGTCGTGGTTTGGCTGCTATGCGTGGAAAAGACGTCAATCACAAGGACGGCAATACCATGAATAATGCAGCGTCGAACCTGAATCTTGAGTCAAAAAGCGTGAATCGCGGTAGGAAGTAGTATTGACTAATTCCTGACAGTATTTAATATAAACCCTATGTCACAACCCTCTAGCAGCGACAACGAGAATTATTCTTTACGCAAAATAAATCAGCTAGCTTTTGATGCTGAAAAGGATTCAAGCCTTTCCCTGGGTCAGCACGGAGCTGTTTACAAGACTGCTGCGGGTGCCCTTTCCGGCGGGCCTTGGGGTGCAATCCAAGCGACTGCTGCTGCCGTGGTCAATGTAACCTCGGGCAACTGGACGAACAGTGACGCAACGACGGCCGTTGATATCGCAGCGGGAGCAACGATCTTTGGGAACTTTACCGCAATCACTCTCACCAGCGGCAAAATCATCGCTTACAAAAGCGCCTAAACGGCCATGCCGAAACTCGGCGTAGGCTTAAACTTGTCGGTTCCTAGGGTTGGTGGTGGGGCTGCGCCTAGCAACATTCCTCTGTCGACAACTAATATAAATATCACATACAGCGGAGCGACAAGAACGCTTGTAAAGATAAGCGACACTTTCTGGTATAACGAAAGATACGGCCCCAATGATCCTGGTGGTTGCGAAGTTGACAGGTTCGCCTTGCAATACACGAATTCACAATGGGAGTTTTCAACCTATTTTAGTTTTTTGGAAGATGGAAGTTGCACACCAGGGGGGCTTGAATTAAAGGCAACAAACGCAGAGGCATCTTCCTCAATCCCTGTGTCGAGCTGGTCTCCTTCCATCACCATAACCGCTGCTTGATAATATGCCCCTAGGAAAAAAAGCTTCTATGCCTTGTAACGTGCCCCGGGCAAGCACACGACCAGGTAAAAAGAAAATGGTTAAAGCCTGTGCCGACGGCAAAGAAAGAATCGTTCACTTTGGCGACAGCTCAATGCAAGACTTCCGGCAACACAAGTCGGCTAAACGACGAAAAAGCTATTGTGCTCGCTCCGGTGGAATCAAGGGTGGTGACGGCAAGCTGTCTGCCAACTACTGGTCCCGTAAGGTGCTTTGGAGTTGCTGAGGTGGCTCTAGGAAAGAAGAAAAAGGCCGACGACGCCTGCACCCGCAAGGTTAAGTCCAGGTACTCCGTATGGCCGTCGGCTTACGCCAGTGGGGCCCTAGTGAAGTGTCGCAAGGTTGGGGCAGCCAACTGGGGTAATAAAGGCAAGTAATGGGCTTTGAGTTAGAGAAAAAGAAAGGTTTGCGTGGTTGGTTCTCCAGGAACAACGGCAAGGGCTGGATTAACTGTAAGACCGGTGGCCCCTGCGGCCGTAAGAGTGCGTCCGATGGGGGTAGCTACCCTGCTTGTCGTCCCACCAAGTCTATGTGTAATTCCTCGGCTAAGAAGAAAACAAGCTCCAAGCCCATCAGCTGGAAAAAGAAAACTGGCTTAGGCAAGCCCCGATGAAACACACCTACGACCTTAAAATCTTCAATGGTCGGGTAAAGGTCTACGTAGACGGCTACGTTATGTTTTGCTTCAACCAAATCGACTTCAAGGGTTATTACGCTTACAAGGACGATACCAGCCTCTACGGCCTGGATATTTACCTAATCGAAAGCTCGGGTGGTAGCGGGGGTTCAGAGATTATGGACGTCTACTTCAAGACCAAGGAAAACTGGCTGGGCGTCCTTGCGCTTCTAGATAAGCACCTCTGATTTAAGCAAAATATCCCTTTTGGGCTATATTTCCCATATCCAGGGTAACCTAAGTTACCCCAAAATAGAGGTTACCAGGGCAAGTTACCCCAAAATAACCACTGTACTTCAAACAGTTACATCAAAAAGGGTAACTGGGTAACTTGTTTTTCGACTTTGGGGTTCCCAAGCCCGGCACACACAGCGCAAATATTTCACGCCAGATTATATAGATTAATATATTATAGTTACC